GCAAATGCTTTTTGAAAAGCATTTTCAGAAACTACAGAAGGCTTTATAGCACTAAGATTTGCATCCTCTACTGCTACTATAGAACTAGCCTTTTGATCAATTACCTTCTTCAACGAACTAGCTGATAGCGTAAACTGGAGACTTAAAGCATTAGCTAAAGTATTAAAATCATCTGAAGTAAATTCTCCAGATTCGTTTGACATCATAATGTTGTCTACTTTCGTAGCAACATAATTTTCTATAGACCAACCGTGTTCACTAAAACCTAAACTTTCAAGAGTATAACATAAACCAGTAAGTTTAACCTGAGCTTCTGAGCTAATTCCAAATGTCTTAAATTCTTCTGATATATCAAGGCTATCGCCATGATTACTATTTAAGAAAGTAAGAAGATCATCACTAGTAGGTGAGTATATAGTCCAGTTACTTGTCCAGTCAAAAATAACTTCATCATCTTTCATATATGAAGTGTATGCGGCTACAGCAGGCCACTGATTTTTGATGGTGAGAAATAGCGCGGTAGCTTCTGGTATAATGTATCCTTTAGCTGCAAACCATACTGCATATTCGGCTGCTTTGGTTTGTGCATCGACTCTACTATCTTCGTCCATTTTTTGGAGTAGATCGTAAAGATGTGTTTTCCACACATCGTCAAATGAAAGATTATAAGAATCGAATAGATTTTCCCATAATGACTGTGGTAGCTTGGGATTCAAAGAGTGCCAATCTTCCCATTTAAACTTAGAGTCTGGATTCTTTATCTTGTTTGCAATAAAGGGTACAAGTGGATTTTCAATTGCAACCGCAGCACCGTCTGCTGTATCTTCTACAACAGAGTTTACGGAGTTTATTACTGGTGTTGTAAGAATAAGTTCATCAAATGTACTGATAATTTTCTTCTTCAAGACATCAACGCTGTATACCCAACCTGGCTCAAGGTCGTTAGAAACTTCTTGTACTGCTAGTAACATGGTGTTAAAAGCAGATCCTGTCAATACTTCATTGACTACCCACTCCTGAACCTCGTTTAACATAGATGTGTTAACGGTAGGATATACTTTATAAAACAAATTAGTTACTGCATCATTTAAAGCAATTTCTTGATATAGAGAAGATTCCTTTGCTGGAATTTCAGCAAGATCTGGTTCTTCCTGATCAATGATTGACTTAATAGACCAGTCGGCATTCTCCTTTGAAACTTCAATACTCTTTATTGTGCCAAGGAACTTATTGGAAATATAGTTTCTTCGCGCAATCAGTATGTTGGAAATTTCCTTGGCTTCTGCATTATCCGTTATAATGGTGAACACAAGATCCTTGATTAGACTATTGGTCATTGTTCCAACAAGATTAGCCGCTTGTTCTAGCTTGTCTGCATCCGTTAGGTTTGCAAACATGTTTGCTGCCGTTGGGTTTGTATATGGATCTAGGAATTTGTCAAGCTCCGTAACTTCTGGACCAAATGCAGTACCCTTAGGACTACCCATGGCTCTCCACTTAAGAGATCCACCAGTATCTAGGATTACACCATTGCCATCCGTATTGTCGTATGGAGATCCTGGACCACCAGCTACATCCCAGTTAGCTAGCCAAGCCGATGCCATGAATACCTCATGCCCAGCCTTGATGTGGTCTGGGTTGTTCTTGTCAAATGAAACAACATTATCCAGCCACGATGACATTAGCAGTGGACCAGACATTCCGAAGGCATCTTGAGTTACCTTTACGGACTTTACCGACTTGATACCAAGTGCACCATAGAGTACTTGTGCAAGTATCTCGTTTTCAGCATGGCTTTTTGACTTTGCTTTCTTTAGGTAGAACTTCTTTCCAGATTCATCTACAAGTTGTTTTGCTTGGTTCGATCCAAGCTGACCGCCAACAACCGTAAACTTGTTTTCCTCAAGTTTTTCCAGATGTACGGAGTCTTGATTGAAGATTTTATACTTCTTGTGAAGACGGCCCTTTGCAGCTGAAAGATCAGCTCTTAGCTTTAACTGTTCCTTTTCAGCAGGATTTACGAAAGCCTGGTTGTATACAACAGCAGTCTTTCTAGGATCCTTTCCAGCATGTACAAACGCAGAGATTGGTTGAATCTGCGACCCACGCATTCTGAACATAATGTCAGCTGATGAGTAGGATGGAGATGTTGGAAGAAGATCTTCCAAGGTATGAACCATACCGATGATTCCAAACGCAGACTCAAGGTCATTTGCAATGTTCATCGTGGTTGCTGACAGGTTTGTAAAAGCCTTTCCAGATGCAACTGAGAATGTTTCTTCCGTTGGCTTGATTCCAACCATTCTTAGGGTTGCCTCTATCATGTCCCTGTATGCACCAGTATCTACGATATCGTCGGAATCCAACGTAAGTAGATCCTTGACCACAGATGGATTTGTAAGACCTTCGGCAACAAACTCATCTAGAGAGAATCCCGCGTAGTATCTACCAGCTTCGGGATTAGCTGCCATCATTTCCTCAAACATCTTGGTATCGTTAATTGCTCCGCGCAGACCTGGTGGAACCTTTTCATTGACGTACTTTAGGTACATGTCAATAAGTATTCTAAGGTCTTCACTAACTGTTTCACGCAGCTCAACAAGACTTGATAAATAGTCTTCACCGACATCTAGGTTTCTTTCTCCAAGCATGTTGAAGATAGTAGCCGATGTCATTGCATGATATACCTCATGCAGCAAGGTGTTTGGATGTTGTGCCTGAAATGGATTGATAGCCAAGATGTTGTGTCTTGGACTATATGCAGCAACAGCATACTTGTCAAGAACAAGCATGAGTGTTGTCGAATCAAGAACAGAAAGAAGGAAGTCGTTTTTAGCAATCTGCTTCGCAACTCCCTGTGCGTCGTTCTTGAAGGATGCAAGACGCTGGATAAGCTCCTTGGCTGTCTTGATCTCTCCAATCTGAATATCAAGAATGAGATTCTTGAAGTCCATTGACATTTCTTCTTCTTCCAGTCTACGGGCATTAGCCATTGCAGACATCAACTGTCTTTCAACTGGAATAAGACGGGATGGTGTTACATCCATTGACAGGGCTACCTTCTCGGCAAGCTGTTCCAACTGTAGATCAATCGGACCTTGGTTGAATACAACCGTCTCGTCCATTCCAAGTTTTGTTGTTGTTATGATCTCGGCTGCTTCACCAAGACCAAGCGTCTTAAGCTCCCGTGCAAACTCTCCAATTCTTCTGACAAGTTTTTGCTCAAGTGCGTCGATGCTTGCTTTGGTCAGTGCATTCAAGCCAAGTTCGTTTTGACGAAGCTCAAATGCAGACCTAATATTGTCTTCTCTGTTTCCAGGCAACCAGTGAGTTGCCCGTCTTGCAGCAAGGTATTCTGCAAGCTCAACCTCTCCATTGTTCTTTAGTCTTTCATAGAGAACAGAGGTGGTAAATAGAAGAAGATTGCTTTCGTTGTTTGCAGCGAGCTTGCTTAGCGTCTTTGTCTCTCGGTTGGTGGAGGTAAGACCAGCGGATAGATCCGTAGTGGTTCCTCCCGATACAACCTCAAAGCTGCCAACCTGCTTCTTTGTTCCCTTTGACTGCTGCTTTTCGTTCAGCTTCTTTACTACACCTCGTACATAAGCCTTGGCTGAGGCAAGATTCTCCTTGGAGAACTTGTTGTTGTTGTACTCGTCTTTTCCTGAAGCCCACTCAAGCACAGCCTCTCTTTGGTTTTCCTCATCGGAAACGCCAAGTCTTTCGGCAATGCTGCTGATAAGCTTGTTGTCTTTGTCGAACTCCTCAAGAAGATCAAGCACACTGATGTCAACCGAAATACCCTTGTTGTTCAGCACGTCCTCGACACCTTGGTAGATATCGTAGACCCTGCGGTAGTTGGCAAGGTTTTCAATGTCGAATGTTCTTGTCTTTGTTACGGACTCAACCACTCCCTGGTCAACGATCTCGTTGCCAAGCACACCCATCTGAACACGCTTTTGTGCGTTCTCATAGTTTGTGATTATGGTCTTGCTTGCCTTTACTTTCTTGATCAGATCCTTGTCAGCATCGCTCTTTGTTTCAAGAGCCTTGGCATATGCCTCTTCGTTTTCCTTTACATACGCAACTGCGGCATCGTATGCTGCAGCATCCCTTCTAAGGGTACGAGATGCCGACATGAACTCAGCACGTGAAAGCTGAGACTGAATGTGAGAAAGACCAAGCAAGTATAGTTGAAGCTGTTCTCTTGAGAATTCTGGATGCTTTTCAATGAAGCCTTCAAAATCATTGTTGATAATAAGCTTGTCATACTCTGGAGTATCCGAAAACTCTTCAACGAATTTTCGCAATCTAACAAACTGGGTCAATGCCTCATCCGACATTCCAGTAAGGGTTTCAATTGTATCCCGTGCAATGATGTTTCGCATCTCTGCAACAAGATATTCCTCTGCAGCCCTTGGAGCGGTCTGTACGTTATTAGTCTGATACTCACGCCAAGCTTTTACAAGCTCAGCCGTTCTTTCTGGGTTTGAAACAGCCAGTGATGCAAACGCAGCCAGCTGTCTTCGCGCTGTTTCAGGAAGCTCCTGAGATACTCTTTCTGCATTGTTTCTTACTGTTGTAAGACGTGCAAGTGTATTTGTTACACCCAGTGCTGCTGGTGTTGGTACCTCAGTCTCAACATTGATTTCAGAAGCAGACAGAACCTCAACACCAGCCGTAGATACGGAAGTGTCTGGAGAATATCCAAGCATTTCCTCATCGGTTCTTGTCGATAGTTCGTCTGCTGTTGCCGCAGCTCTTTCAGCTACAGCTCTTGTTTCAGCAGCTTCTACAGCCCGCATTGTGGCTACAACAGCTTCTGTTGATGTTAGCTCTACAGCAAGACCATCGGAATCTACGAAGCCAGTTGAGGTGCTCAAGGCATCAATAGCCTCTAGAATCTCGGTTTCTGAAACTTCTGGAGCTTCTGTTTTTTCTCCAGACCGTCTTACAAACTCTGCTCGTAGATCTTCTAAACTAATAGAGTAAAAAATTGGAAGTATTTCTAGTTCTGAACCAGTAAGTGAAATACGGGTATCAACAACATAATTTATTTTAGTGTCTTTACCCTCTCTAGCTATTTTTTCATCTATAACTTCTAGTGTTGTATCAGCGTGAAATGGTAACTTACTATGCTTGTATGTTTTTACAAAAGTATATGGTGTTGCATCACGATCTTTTGGAAGATAAGTCCCAAGTGATTTAGCTGTAAGAGCACCAAACTCTTTAAGCTTACTTAAAATTTGATCTTTGGTCAAGCCAGCTTTTAGTGCTTCTCTGATTGTCTTCTTTGTAGCTGTTCCTGCGGCTACTGCTGCAATGTCATTGACAACATCAGATACCCTTACACGCGGAGCAGCTGCTCCTGCAAGTATAGGATCAGTCTTGACTCTTGCTTCTGCCGTTGACTTTTCCAGCTTTGCCTTATAGTCATTCCACGCCATCTCTCCAAGAATCTCAACGCCGATTTCATTTCGTTTGTCGGCTGGAAGTCTCTTGAAGATTCTATGATAGCTGATGTCAAATAGTTCGCTGATCTTGTCATTGCTTCTGATCAGTAGCTTTTCAAACACTTCTTCTGCAACTGGTGAAAGAGCAAGACCAGCTTCAAGTGCTTCTTGAGTCTTGAAGTTTTCTCCTACGTTTCCTAGGTGATCTCCAAGTCTGTGGAAGAGCCGCTGGATAGAGGTAGTTGGAGCCTTGCCATTGCCTTGCATTACATTTCTGATGTAATAAGCCCAGCCGTTTGCAAACTTCTCCTCTGCCGCTAGTGTCCAGTTGCCATCCTTTACACCGCACCAGTCCTTGAACTTATCCCACATGTCATCGGTAATTCCAATGGCATGACGAGCTGCACGTGAGTCTTCGGTGTCTTGACCAAAGATGAACCTATTATAGTGTCCCATCTCATGTGCGACTGTTCCGATGTCGGATGCCTTTGTTGCGTTGATAAGTGCCTGTGTTCCAGCAAGAATGATGTTTCCAGTTGCACCCTCGTCTACGGAACCTCTTGCAATTCTCAACATCTTTTCATTTGGATCGTAACCAAGAGAACGCATGATTATCTGGGAGACTGTTGCCTCCGTCTTGTTCATGCTGAAGATACGCGAGATGTTTTCAATCGTTGGTTCCTTACCCTCGTTGAATAGATCGTCAAACGTCTTTTCAATTTCCTTCTTCTTTACTGGATCCTTAACTCCTTCGATGGCCTTCTTGATATTCTTCTTTGTCCAATCAAGCCAACCTTCGCGGATCTTGTTGTTTATTTCCTCTATCTTTTCCTTGAACTCGACCGTTGAGATTATATTCTCTGGCTTATAGGAAGCATTTTCCTTGGCAGCGAATGAGATCTCAAGAGATCCATCCTTGCCAACGGTAAGCTGCCGTCTAGTTCGAAGAACCTCGTTGGTTGCTGGGTCGATCATAACCATGAATGTGGCTCTGTCGGCTTCTCCAGCGTCGTTCAGGTAAAGCAATTCCTTGCGACCGTCAAGACCAAGTGAGGTTCTTACGGCTTGCCGTGCAACCTCTGTTGGAATTTCTCTGCCGCCAATGTTTACCATTTCATCAGTTGTACTAAGTAGCGTTGATAGCGAAGAGACAACTGCCTGTTCCTTTTGTGAACCCTCGGCAAATGCAGCAGCCATTCTATAGGATCTATAGTCGTTGTCTTCCATGAGATCCAGTCTGCGACCAAGGGCATTCTCTGCATCTGCCAGAGCTACAACACTTGAGACACCATACTTGTTCAGCTTCTTGTCGAGAATTCTGAGGTCAAGCAAGCGTCTGAGTTGCTGCGATGTTCTTGCTGGATCCTTTTTCACGGCTCTTAGGAATCTACCTTCGCCAGTCTCTGGAAGAGGAAGCATTCCCTTTCCAGACGAATAGCTTGAGAAGTCCTTTAGAAGACCTGCTACTTCTGGGTAGCTTAGATCCTGGGACTCAAGGAACTTCTTGTTAAGCATTAGCATGAAGGTATTGCTTAGATCTGGATCGACACCATCAAGGCGTCTCATTGCAGCTTCACCAGCCACTCCAGTTATCTTTTCAAATTCCTCAGCTACTTCAAGAACTTCTTTTGTATCCAAGTTCAAGCGTCCAGCAATTACTGGATCAAGCCGACCAAATAGACGGCTTCCATTCAACATTATGTTTGCAAAATCCCTACCGTCCTTACCCTTCATGTATCTGTCGATAAGATCTCCAAAGAACATTCCGCGACCATCGCTTAGTTGTTCTCCGAATACGGTAAGACCTTCCTTTGTTTCTGCCCATGTGTCAAGGGAGTTGGCAATGCTTCGTCCCCAGTTGTTCCAGTCACCCTTGCTGTAGTACTTGAAGTCACCAAGGGCACCAAGACCGAAGCGCATTAGACCAAGCATGGTCATTGCTCCCGTACCGCTGTAGACACCCTCTGTAATTGCGTTCTTGAAGTCATACTTGAACACCTTGTCGGTATCCTTGAATACAAGTGATCTCCACTCGTAGTCATCACGTTGATCTGCAAGAGATGCAACAGTTCCCGCAACAGCACCTTCAGTAAACATAGCAAGACCACGGGCAACCATCGTATCGGTTGCCCTGCGTCCTGCTTGATTCAGAATGGTGCCACGCAAAGCTGCATATACTGGTCCTTCAATAAGACCAGTCATTGGTCCTGTCAACTGCAACAGACGTGCTGAAGCCAGTGCTGACTGGGAAACCTGAAGACCGTTGACACCTAGTCTTGTGCCTATGACCTGTGGCGTTGCAAGTCCCATTGTTAGGGCTGTAGTAAGAAGGATATCCCGCATCATGGCAGGATCCTTGAAACTTTCTGCAGCCGATGCAACAAACTTCAGTACTGCACCGTTGTCTTCTTCCCAAAGACGCATTCTTCGATTTAGAACCGCTTGCTTTGCGGCTTCCATCATAGCTACATTGAATCCAGTTTCGTTTACCGTTGGTCCGACAAACGTATTGAAGTCAACGCCAGCCCGTCTTATGTAGTCATAGGCTTCCTTGTTCTGCTCTTGCCAATTGGAAAGAGCTTCATACTTTCTAGCCTCTGTCCAGCTACTGTCTGGTTGTGACAGCTGCCACTTGAGTTTCTGGTAATCTCCCTCAAGCTCGGTAGTGTGGAACCACTTTTCAAAGTGCTCTACTACACCATCGTACCATTGTGAGATTCCTTCTCTTCTATCTCTCCAGCTTCCCATTTCATCGGATGTCTTGATGAAACCAGAAGCCTGTCCCTTCGACATGTTTAAACGCTGTCTCTCTCTAAAGATATTTCGTTCACCCCAACCCTGCGAAGATGCCGTCTGTACGGTATCCTTCATTGCTGAGTAGCCGCGATTAAACCGCGAACCGTTGTCATCTACAACGTTGAATTTAAGATTATCAAATGCCTTAAGAGTGCTTAAGCCAACGTATTCTCTATCAAACTGTGCTCTCTCTGCACGTTGTGCGGCTAGCGTAGGTTGTACTGCCGACTCTGAAATGCTGTTTTCTAGTCCAGCATACTGTGCAAAAAGTGGTTTTGTATCTGGATCTCGCTCCGAAGCAAGCTGTTTGTTTGATTCAAACACATCTTGGAGAAGCTTAAATGGATCAATACCTGACATGTTTTTCCTTTTAAAGTAAGGGAGGGGAAGTTACTCCCCTCCCCTTGTTTTCAATTGCAATTACCGTTACTCATCCGCAGAGTATACAATGATTGGATCATAGGATTGCTTCCATGGACCAGCCGTCATTGTGGTATATCGCATTATCTTCAGTTGTTTCGTCAGTGGATCTTGGAACTTGACAAAGGTCGAAACAAACCTTGTGAAGTCTCTTGTGTCTTCCGATACTTCTGCAACCGTTAGGGTCGTGTCATCGGAATTCAACAGTCTATTGATGGATTCATCCTTCTTACCAAGATTTTCAAACTCGGATGAATATCGTCTATTGCCTCTGGTATTTACAAAGATTTCCCTGACGTTGCTTGGTTCTTCAAGCATCAACAGGTTTTGCTCGTCTTCTGCAAGTCTCTCTGGACTGTACACAAGCGATTCTCCAGTGGCAATGTTTGGATCATCAAGATATCTTTCAGGTCTTCTTGTCTCAAGAAGAACTGGTCTGTGTAGTGGAAGACCTGGCGATTCTACAAACTTAAGACGTGACGATGTTTCGCTTGTTCTAAATCGCTTTCTTTCTACGCCACCATATAGTGCTGGATCGTATACCTCGGTATAGTCAGCCCAGCGTGGAGTAGAGCTAAAGGAACCGTCTTCCTTCTTATATTGCTTTATCTGCTTTACCTTCTCAACCACAACAGTACCATCTGGCATGGTCTTCTTTCTAAAAGCCCACGCTTCATCCCACAGGTTGTGTGAGAATGTTGCGGTATCGCTGTGGATATAAGGCCTGATAAGAAGGTTTGGTTCTTCCTGTGCCATCAACCAATCTTTTACAAGCATGTCTCTTTTTGTTGGCATGGAGAAGTCTTGCTCCTTGTCAGCCGTAAAAGAATCACTGTTGTATATGTCTGATATTTCTCTTGAAGATGTCTTCTTAAGTCTCTCGACATATACTGGATTGTCCTTGAGGTTCTCTGTAACGCTGTTGGAATTTGGTTGCATGGATGCAACCTTCTTTCCGTTTACGTAGAGTACATAGGTTGGAACAAGACTATCTTCACTCATGAACGAGGGATGGGCCTCAGTCTCCATCTTTAAAGTACCATCAAGAATTTGCGAGCGTATTCTTGCTCCAAGAGATGCAGCCTTCTTTCTCGCATCGTCTTCTGACGATACTTCTGGCATCATGGAAAGAGTAGCCTGTGCTGCAAGTATTGCAGCTGCATCTGTTTTTCCATTCAATGCAGCCTCTGCAAGATAGTAAGCCATCTTTGCTGGGCTGTCTCTTGAAATGCCCACCACATAAGGTGGAATATTACTAGCTGCTGCTACAGCTGCAAGAGCTGCGTGTTGGTTTGGCATGCTTTTTATTGCCGCAGTTGCTTCAGCATTTGCTGGAAGAAACTGACCAACCACAGTCTTTGCAGTCATGTCATCCGCAAAACCCATTACAAGCGGGTTAGAGGACATTACTGCCTGTTCGGTGGTAAACAATCCATCGACACCACCTCTTGTAGAGATGTGAGATGGCATTGTTGTTTTTTCACGTGGCTTAGATGCTTTTGTATTTCCAAAGTTTGGATCAAGAACACGTGTTTTCCACGCAAATGATGAGAGTTTATCGTTTACTCGTTTTGTTAAAATGTCTGAGAAATCATCGGAGTTAGGATCTAATGCTGGATGCGCCCAGCGAGATTCAAAGTATTCATCAAGTATTACCTGATCAACAATACTAGCAGCAGTTCTTCTGTCTAATAGTTCTTCATCTGAAGGATCAGACAATAGTTTTCTAAAGCGATCTTCTACAGTTGTTTTGCCATCGTCTGAAAGTTCAGTACCGTTTCCAATCTGAATATTTTCATATACAGAGGCAAACATTGGCATTAGTCTTTGAAGTTCTGCAAGCTCTTCAGACTTTTGTGTAGCTCTTCCTTCTGATATTGCTTTTTCAATACCTTCCTTTTGAGCTTCAGAAATACGACCACCAGCTAACCCTGTTAGTGTTCTCTTTAGTCTATCGTATAGAACAACCTGCTCATCTGGAATTACATTAATTTCGTTTTTAACAAACTCAAATGGGTTCTCATTCTTATATGTGTTGTTAAAGGCTGTTAATCTTGCCCTACGAATACTTAAGGAATGTTTGGTAAGGGGATCTGTTTCCGCTTCAATAGCAGTATCAAGTCTAGCAAGAAACTGCTTTCTAGTATCCTCTGGATACATTAGAAAAGTTGCCATTGTTGCTTGGGTTCTTCCTGGGTTGGAAGACTTCAAGCCCTCCATAATAGCGTCAGAAGCATTATCGGAGATATCGGGTGATCTCAGGGTATAGGTATTGGATCTCTTGATATCATCCCAGCTTATTCCACCACCACCTTCTGGACCACTGATGAATGGAGCAAAAAGCCTCTTTAGGGTGTCTTCTGGTGTTTTTGAATTCTGCACATCAGAAAGCATGTGCTGCCAGTATGGTGTTTCCATCAGCAGCGAAAGAGGAAGAGGAACTGATTGGTTGCCCCTGCTGAGTTCTTCCGATATAACGGAAAGTTCCTTTAGGTTTCCATTGTCATCATACAAGCTGGAACCAGCTGGAAGTTTCATCTGAATAGCAAGAAACGCAGCTTCTCTTTTTTCAGCTTGAGTTACTTTTTCAGGTTCTAAAGTTTCCTTTGTTCCACCCTGTTCGTATGCTATTATGTTTAAAAGTCTTCTTCGTTTTTCTTGGTCCTTTAAAAACTTTTCAGACTGTCTTCTTGTTGCGTCTAGTGCAGATCCTATGGTTGCTTTTTGATCGCCATAGATTTGCTTTTGAAGCCGCATGTTAAAATCAAGGAATGTATTAAACTCTTCCCTGAATCTAGGAGTTGAATCCAGTCGGCTGTCCATTAGGTTTCCAAAAACGGATAGACTGAATGTTGGTGGAACGGATTCTCTTACAGCCATTATTAAGTCTGTAGAAGATGTTATCTTCTTTTTTCTGAAGTTAGCTAGAAAATCAGACTGACTGTATGGAGATGCGTTTGAAAGAAGTGCTGTAAGTTGAGCTTCAAACTCCTGTGATATTCGCTCTCTTTCAAGTGTAGCCGCTTCTGGATTTACTGCTGCGTCACGATCAATAAGAGCAACCCTTGCTGAAGTCTGCTCAAATAGACCCTGTGCAATTCTTTTTCTTTTTTCAATAGCAGCGTCTAGTATGCTGGTTTGCACACCCACAACGCTTTTCATTGCCGAGAATTCAAAATCTCTTAGTTCTTTTCTAAACTGTGTAAGCTCGCTCATGTCTTCAGGCTTTACGCCTGGTGAGTCTGCAATAATAGTCAGTGCCTCATCGCTTAGTGGATCTACTTCGGCATAGGGACTATCCTCAAAAGGAAGCAGTGGACCCATGGGACCGCTGTTAATTTCCCAAGCTTGTGTAAGCAAATCACCAACCGCTCTTCTATAATAGTTAAGAGCAGATGCAACGCTTTTACCAGCTGAATTTATAGCTACTTGTTGATCCTGTGGTAAGGAACTAAGAGGTATGTCATCCTTTTTAATACCTGGAAGTGCGTCACGTAAAAGATCAAGTGCCTGACTTGCACTTGATACGTTATCTCTTCCTATTTTAATGTTGTTTCTTGCTTGATTGGTATCAAGTTCTGGAAACACAATCTTATCTTCTTTTCTATTGGCTATTTCATTTTCAGATCTGTCAATTTCGTTTTGAAGCTTAAGCCAAGCAGCCTCTATGGTTCTTGCCAATGCTCTTTTTTGCTTAGACATTGGTAATTTTGGATCAAGCGTAAAGATATCAGATCCAAAACTAGTCTTAAACACGCCAGCTATTCCTGGTCGCATTGTCTCATTGATGTATCTAATTCTATCTTCAGCTGTTGGTTGTAATTGTAGTTCAACCTCAAGCTTATTTGCCATTGATTCAAATGTATCAAGCTCTACCAGTTGCTCGTATTCTCCCTGAGCAACTCCAAGGTTATTATCAAAGGTTGCTATTGCCTTTGTTGCACTTGCCTTTAGTCTTTGTTGCTGGTTTCCAAATGGCTCGTCCTTTTCTGGATCAAAGCCAAGAAGTTCTCTTACTTGCTTTCGGTAGTTTTCTTGCTCTTGCTTGTACTTGTCGAATTGTCCATTGTCCGCAAAAGCTTTTAGAGCTGCCTCTGATGCAATGGTATAGGAATCAAGTGCGGTTTGAGTCTTATTAAATCTATACTTTGTTGTTGCATCTACGATCTCTGCACCCAAACCATATGCAGCCTTGCCAATAGCACCGATGTCGATGCCCTCGGCTATGTCAACTCTAGGCTGAGGAAAGATCGTTGCACTTTCCTGATATAGAGCTGGCTTCTGCGAAGGCATGAGGAACGCCTGTGGTCCTTGTGTTTCAATTCTACTCAAACCATACCTCCGTAATTACTAATGATATCCATGCTGTACTTGGCAGCATCTTCTTCGTTCATGTTTGGGTTCTGTTCAGCAAGTCCAGCTATGCCTTCGTTGATTCCAGCACCCTGATTTTCATTTAGTAGGGACAGTGCCTCACCCCAGCGATCAACGGGAAGAGATCCTCCCCGAAGCATCTGAAGCGCAGCACCTCTTGATGCCCTGTTTTCCATGGACATAATTCCCTGAGTTGACTGCATGGCTGGTTCCACGTACTTCTTTACAATGGAAGGAGCTAGCTGCATAATCATCTGTATCTCTGGAGATTCCGTGTTGAGTTCTCCAGACAGCTCTGCTTCTTGTGTTACGGAGAAGGCTGGCTGAATTGAGCCGCCTTTACCCATGACAACAAATCTTCCATTAACAATCTTTGCAGTATCCAGAAGACCAAGTGCCTCAAGCTTTACAGCTTCCATGACGTGAACATCAGCTGGAACGTCTGGGTCAAGTTCCTGGAAGTTAAACTTTCCAAGTTTTTGCTCAAGAGATTTTAGGTATACAGACTTTGACTTGAATAAGTTCTGATTGGAAGAGACTGTAGACGCGGTCCTTAGTTCTTCCTCAAGTTCTTGATTCAACCACGATGGTGATTTAATCATGGTGTTTCTAAGCTGCTGTTCTCGTATAGATGGATCGTTAGACGAGATTCGTGATCTAATCTGATTTCGAATCTGATCTCTTGCTTGTTCCTGAGAACCAGGAAACTCTTTTTCAGCCATGTTCCAAACATCATCTGCGTTGTCTGCATCGATGTTTTGATCTTGTTCTGCAACCCACTTGGACCACGCATCTACGGGATCTGAGTATGCGCTTCTATAGCTTCTAAGGCTTTTCTCTGCCTTGTCAAGCTTTAGTCTATCCTTGCTCTTTGGTGTTGCTTGTTCTGATTTATTACCAGTAGCCAGTTTATACAGCTTGTTTAGTTTATCAGTATTTAGCATTGTTATTTTCCAGATAGCCTTCCTGATACCGACTTATCCCAGCCGTATTCGCTATAAGCTCCAATACCAGCTGAGGCTCCGCTAAGTAGACCAGTAGCAATACCAGTCATAAGCATGCTTGAAGATGCATCTGCAACAACAGCCTTGCTGGTAAGCAATGTCTGCTGTTCTGGTACATTGAGATCTCTGCCAGAAATAACATTCTGATAGTTTGTCTCAAGATCACGCATCTGGTTTTCAAAGTTTGTTCTCATTGTTCTGCTGATTGTCTGGGACTCCTCGACACTTTGTCTTAGGAGTGCTCTTGCAGAAGCAGAATCCAACGACATTCCTTTGGCACTTACGGAGCCAAGAAATGCATTGTTTGCCTGTCTTGTTTGTTTTGATAGAAGCGATGCTTCATTCTTATAGGAGTCTCTGGCGTAGACCTTGCCCATCGTGAGCTGTTGGTTTGCGCCTCGTTCAATTTGCTTGTTGATGAAATACTGAGCCTCCCATTGTCTCAGTAGGTTTCTATTCTGAGCTTCATTCTGCCATTTATTCTGGAAGTTCTGCTGGTCCTGCTGCATCCTGGCTGCAATGGCATTTGCCTTGCTCTGTGATGCGCCGCCAATACCAGACATGATAGAACTAGCTGCTGCTAAACCGCCTACAATAAAGGGCATGTTTATCTCCTGTAGTAGTTGTCCAATACGTTATGACCCCGCTTCTTGGGGGTGTTTGTAAGTTCGTTTTGACCGTAATACCTGTCTCCAAGTAGTACGGATATTCTCTTGTTTCCCATCCAGTCCTTGACTAGATTCTGGTGTTCTCGTTCTTTGTTTCTTTCCACCAACCTATCAGGATCAATTACAAGTTCCTCAGACCAGTTCTTTACCGCGCTTGCAAGAATATCGATGCGGTCATCGTGCTTGAGTGCGCCGCGTCTTTCCTGCATTCTTGTAATCTGGATCTGATTCTCCTTGTCCTTGATAGCCGACGTGTCGAATACGAGCCTGTGCTGGGACATGATCGGTTCAAGCGTATCAAGGATTCTTCTCTCCTTGTTTCCGCTTACCTTGAACTCATCTATGCCTACTCTGCCACAGGCAGATGCGACTATTGGTCTTAGCAATGACGAGAACATGCCATCACCGTAGTTGGATTCGACCATGATCCTGCTTGCATCGTATGCATTTGCAAGCTTTGCAATCTTCAGTAGGGTTGTACTGTCGTATCCACCCTCAAGACCGACCAGTGCATGAACGACAACGTATCCGTTGACGAACGATGCAACGCACACAGCCGTCTCGTCGGCACCTCTACCAGAGGGATCAACGAACACAACAGTCTCGTTGTACTCGACCATGGTGGGTGATTTCCACATTGGTGCATACATGAAGTCGTTGTTAAGACCGTGTGTCGGTATCTTCAGTGGTGTTCCCCTAGCCCATACGACCTTCTCTGGAAACACACCGACTGGAACATCCATCACAATGAGATCTTCCAATCTCAGAGGATACTTGGATGCATCGCTTAGGGTTGGGTCCAGCAGATAGTGCAGGGCAAAGTGCCGTGGTCCGATCTTGGCAAGACGTTCGTCAAGAACGTGCTGCGGGAATCTCATTGGATCCACGGAGAACCCAGGTTCTGCATCCATGTTGAGGATATATTCATCCACATGAAGCATCTGGCTTTCAATGTCTGGGTCTGGCATCACCGCTGGGAACTTGACGATTGGGTATGGTAACCTAAGGTAGATCGAATCCGTGCTCTGGTATGTACCAAGGAAGATGATTCTTCCATGCTCGACGGGGTTTCTGATCTGTTCAAGTTCCGTCAGCCTGTCAAGCAGCTTGCTTCTGGCTGAGGGCGTGTCCGAGTTCTTTTCGATCTCAATGTCATCCAGCAGGATATAGTCCGCGTGGGAGCCAGTTAATTGACCTGTAACGCCCTTGGCGTAGCAGGACAGATCCTGACCCTTCTTGGTCCTTGCAGCGACGTTAAATCCAAATGCGTTGTCCTTATCGAAGTCCCGTGGGGTTAGATGTCCCATGTAGGGGACCACGCTTAGAACCTGCCTGACCTGCGAGATGAACTTGATGGCTTTGTCGGCACCTGCCGAAACAACCATGATCGTCGTGTCAGGATCCTTTAGTAATAACCAGCTGGCGAACACCGCCATGATGGTTGACTTTCCAGCTCCTCTTCCCGCCTGAAGCTGGAAGTCCCGATGTCCGTGCTGGATCTTGTTTGCAATTGCATATTGCAGGGGAGAAGGTTCCCCGAGTCCTAGATACTTGAAGGAGAAGAACAAATGGTTCCTGAAATCCTCAAGTACTTCTTCTGGTACTTTCATGGGTACCTCCTTTCAATACCCACCTTGACCCATCAGCCAAGGTGGGCGTAGCGAAATTCCACTGGCGCATAAATGCCCGATGGATGGCAGCCGTAATGCCACACGGCATTTCTACCGTGTGCGGCTAGCGTAACCTCCCATGCCTGTTAGGGCATGTCTATGTGGAGGTGTTCTGTGTCATGCTTTCTTGAGCTTGAACGGAGCAACTTCCTTGAGGATGTCAGTACGAATGTTCGTAGATTCTTCCTTGTTGGGCTTGTTGTCCGATATAACTCTGGCGACTACCTGATACAGACCTGGACTCCTTTTCTCAGGATCCATTAGATCTTCTACCAAGCAGTCAATCAATAGTTCCTTAAGGGTGTCTATGTTGTTCATGTGTCACTTCTTCTTTTTGTTCTGGTATCTCTCCAGCAAACGCCGACCCTTGGAGACTGCAGAGGCTTTGTCACCGTAGTGGTTCCAAGCCTCCAGGCTCAGCTTAAGGCGCGTCTTACGACCTTTGTCATCCTTGAGAGGACCAGCCGCTGACCCCATTCTTACGAGGAACGAGCCTTGACGGCGCATCTCCTCTGGAGTCTTGGGAGCACGACCTACGGGTGCCTTTAGGTTAGAGCCAGTAGCCTTGTTGTACTTGTTTCGACCAGACTGAGTAAGCCCACCCTTGGGGTTCTTATCCTTCTTGGTCATGCTAACGGATGGTTTCTTTGCCATGTTATTTCCTATACTTTGCTGTTTTCTTTGCGATTGCCTTTGGTTGGGAAACGAACTGCTTTCCAGCCCGTGTTCCCTTTCTCTTTGCTTCGGATGTAGCTGCATACTCCGACGAAGACAATGCCTTTATCGCCTTGGATGGTAGGTACCGTTCTCCAGTTTCCTTTGAAGGCTTGCCAGATTTGGTTCTCCAATCCTGCTTTGTCCACTTTGCCAAGCTGTTGGATGCAGGTTTGGAGCCAGAGTAGGTACCGCCAGAATCTTTGTACAGTTTTACAGCAAGCTGTGCCTTTCTAGCGGACCATTCTCCAGCGTCTCCACCCTTCGATCCAGCCTTTACCTTGGAAACGATCTGCTTCCACTTGGCTGGATTCTTCTTCTTAGCCGTACTCACTTCTTCTTTGCGTAGCCCTTCTTGGCGGCTGGCTTCTTCTTATCCATCATCTTCTTGTCCATCATCTTGCCCATCATTGGCTTCTTCTTCATGCCCTTCATATTACTTACTTCCTTTCTTAGTTTTCTTCTTTGGCAGTTTCTTCATATTTTTAGTTTCAGCTGCCCATCGCTTTGCGATCTTCGGATGCTTTGCGAACATGAAACCCTGTTGTGCCTTGCTTTTGAATGGCACAGTTTACTTCTTCTTGATCAGACTCGTAATTGGGAATACGTGTCCAACTACATAGCCGACTACAGCAGCCATGCCAGCGAACCAGATCGAACCTAGAAATGACTCAATGCTTGCTAATACCATGTGGTATCTCCTTATGCTGCAGGATTTGACTGGGGCCAGTACCCGAGATTCTGCATGATTTTCTTGTGGATTTCCTTCTCTACCTGATACGAGTTATGGTAGAGAACTGGCTGATATACATAACCTCTGTCAAAGTAATCCATGTACCAGTTGGCACAGTCGTTTATGATTGTCTGTGTTGCTGGATCATTGATGTTGTTTGACAGTTGTGTAAGTAATGTATTTGATGTATCCGTGTAGGGTCTGGCAAGTTGGGTTACAAGGAGATGGATCTCCGTGTTCGTCTTGTCAAACTCCCACTTTCTGTTTGGGTCAGCACCGTTGTATTGGTTGGTTGGATTTTCCCAGTTGCCGTTAATCCATGTGTTCATGTTGGTAAGACCAATGATGTATGGACTGTAGTGCTGCCAGCTGCCCTTGTAGGCAGTCGAGTTAGAATCGCCATTGCTTCCCCAAGGATCGTAGAACGAGTATGCCTCGTTCGTATTAGCCGTTGGGAAAGAGTTGCTTGTGGTGCGATTCGTTATCTTGTTTGGATCCTGATCCCACGGATGGATTTCCTGGAAGTACGTGAACTTTGTCGTTGGGTTGAATCTCTGGTTTGGAGCCTGACCAACTGGAAGTGCAAAGTAATCCCGTTCAAACCACCGTCGCATGTTCGTTACAGGCGAATCGTAGTTTGCTGGCTTTGCTGGGTTGTTAGTGTAGATCCAATCACCCTTTCGGTGGTTCCACGCAAACAGACCAACGTCAGCACCAAAACCACATACACCAATCTCATACCACTTTCTCATTTCTGACTGAAGGTATGACTGGTGTGCTGCAACCGATTCGGGATCTGGCATTGCAAAACCGTTTGGTTGGTTTTGCCAGGTTACGTTAACGGTGTTTCCTGGATATCTAACCCAGTTCTTCGTATAATCTGGTTGACCAGATGAAGTAAGCGGAATCACGTGCGAGGTATAGATGTATATCTCGACGGGATCCTGACCAAGTTTGTTTCCTGTCCATCCCATGCCACCAGTAAGCCAGCTTCGAAGCAACTGAAAATATTCAGCCGTCTTGCCGACAGAGATAAAAGGCGCAGAATCGACACTAGCAAGGTCTGGTACGTTGTATCCGTTTGCCTTCCAGCACCCCTTGTAGGGGTTTACTACGAAGGTGCCATCGCTCTTTGCAATCTTTCTCTGCTGCATTGGCGACCAAATGCCGCTGTAAGCAACAGACGCTTGACCGTTCTCCAAAGTTCCACACGGTGTGTTTATGATAAACCGACGAATACCACGGTCATAGTGATACTGCATTGTGTTTATCATCACCTGAACACCCTTGTTTGTTGTCTGATCGTATCCAGGAAGCCTATTGCCAGTGGCATCGTCTATGATTGCCTCGCAGAAGTCTGGATTGCTGGACCACGTACTGTCTGTAACTTGAGATATAGTCTGTGCTAGGTGAACACAAGGTCTTCTATCTACCGTGAATAATGGGTTTGCCATTTAAACTCCTAGTATTTCTGTTTTTCTTTGCTCAGTGAGCAACCCAACGCTAACTAGGTAGTTCATACCAGCAACTGTCATTGGATCTGTGTTGATTATTTCCTGAGCTGCTTGAGCTAGTTGCTGAAAGTCAGCTACCATAGAATCAGTTAACGAGGCAGCACGAAATGCTGAACGTTCTTCGGCTGTAAACCTAAGTAGAAACTCATACGATGTCCACTTCTGTGTGTATGTTTGTGGTTGTCTTGTAAATCTTGGTATTTCGTTTTGATTGTATATACAGCCAATTTCACAAACCTCATCATCTTCTAAACGAACAGAGTAGATATTGTTTTCAACAACATCAAAATCGCTGATTATAACATTAATAACCGTATTTGTTGTATCAATAAGTGCAAGTTTCATTTTAACTCCAATACAGGATCACTAGACCCTGACCTCCATTGCCTCCCTTACCACCTGTTTCACCGCTTCCTAGATTTGTGCCTGCACCACCGCCACCACCTCCAGCACCGTATCCACCGTTTCCACCGTTTCCACCGCTTCCAGCGTTATTTGAACCACCGCCACCACCGCCAGCGCGAGAAAAATCCCAATTGGTTCCACGTCCTGCTGACTCACTATCTCCATTTCCTCCACCAGCTAAACCACCGCTTACATTGTTATCTGGAGGAACGTATGAACCAAAACTTATGCCGCCAGTCGCATTAACATTTGAAGTATTGACTCCACCACCACCACCGCCGCCGTGACCAGAGATATTAAAACCAGTTGCAGAAGTTTGCGCTCCTATGCCACCTGAAGTGCTGGTGCCACCGCCGCCCTGCCCGCCAGGATATCCTTGAGGTCCACCACCACCAGGAGTTGAAGTAGTACCTGTTGCATTTACTCCACCACCAAATCCCTGCATACCATAGCATAGACGCATGGAAACACCGTTTAATGTTCCCGTTACCGAGGTCGTACCACCAGCGGTTCCTGATTGTGGTGTACCACCAGACGTTGTTGCACCATTTCCTCCAGTTCCACCTGCACCAATTGTAACTGATAAGGTTCCAGACAACAGTGAGACTGGATATTCATAGATTAAAGCAGCAGCACCACCACCACCAGCACCACCGCAACGATTTAGACCTGCGGTGTTGAGTGCACCGCCACCACCTCCACCACCGCCACCCCATGCGAGAATCCTTAGTTTAGATGCTCCAACTGGAATTGCAATGTTGCTTGTTGAGGTTGTATATGCTTGACGAATTGGAGTAAACCCACCACCACCACCACCACTTGGTGTAGCCCACTGAACTCCCGTTCCAGTTGAAGTTAAGACCTGTCCACTGGTTCCTTGGGAGTTGTTTAATAGTAAACCAGCTTGTAGGTTTACATTTGCTTGAAACGTTGCCAGCTGTTCTTGTAGAAGCGGTGCTCGATTCCATATCAACTGCGCGTTATTTGTAATACTCGCGTCGTTAGCTGAAACAAGAATATGCGTTCCTGTACCGATTGGTCCAGTTGCACTTGAATCACCAACTGTAATGTAACCACCAGTAGGGTGTCGTATTCTAAGTGCACCACCAACAGGAGCTATGAAGGTTTGATAAACATCGCTGTAGGTTTGGAACTTGTTTGTGCCACTACCAACAACTAGTTTTTCAGTAGCTGAATCATATATAAATCCATCATCGGCACCAAATGCTCCAGCGTCGTTAAACTGAACTTGTCCAGTTGTTCCAGCTGGTGTTCCACTTCCACCACCGCTTGGTGTTGCCCACGCACCATCTCCCCTTAGGAATGTTGTATTGCTTGGTGTACCAGTTGCAGAAATATCTGTAACTACATGAGTGTGCGATGGAAGGTCTGATCCAGTAGCAATGCTAAGATCACCAGTTCCAGTCGTATTCTTTAGTAAACCAGTGCCAAGCGTTGACAACGCAAACTCACTTGTGAGTGTTTCGTTTGGTGTCTTTACAATATAAGTTGCGCTGTCTGGTGCAAGACCAGTTAGGTTTGCTGCTTGTTCATCAGCAGCAACCCACTGATTTGCAATAGCGTTCCATTTTATGACCTGCCCACCTGTTGCTCCACCACTACTTAGTTTTCCAAGCGGAACACCAAGATCAACAAGATCTAACAATTCGGTTAATTGGAAAGTATCTGAATTGAATTCTGCAAGTTGCCACGTTGATCCGTTTGTTGCATCTGAGATGTAAAAACTTAGTGGTATTCCTGTAGTTGAAACTTTATTTGCAAAATTAATTGTATTGTTAGCTATTTTAACACCAGTAACAGCACCAGCTGCTAACTCTGGTGTACCTACACTTAAATCTGTAATCTGTGCACTTCCAACAGAGTTAAGCGTTGCAAGAGTACCAAGACCAGTGATGTCTGATACTGAATGCGTGTGTAGTGGAAGGTCTGATCCAGTAGCAATACTGAGATCTCCAGTACCGTTGGTTACCTTAAGCAATCCAGTATTTAAAGTGGAGAGGGCAAATTCATTTGTTAAAGTAGCATTTGGTGTTTTTACAATATAGGATGCAGAAATTGGAGCAAAACCGCTTAGAGAACCTGGAGTCCATAGGAGTGTTGATGCATCCCATATTAGAATATCTCCATTGTTTGGTACTGGGAAGCTCTTAACATCCAACATATTTGCTATGGTTTCTCTTGGGAAAGTATATTCCCATACGTTGCCATTCCACCGAAGTACCGTATCTGTGTCAATGTTAGCAGAATCAACATCAAGCAAATCATTTAGATTATTCTTGAAATACTGTGCCAATGAACCGACCTTGTATTGTCGGCAAGTCATGTGCATAATATTGAATGTAAACACACCGCTTGGATTTGTCGTATCATTCAAATCTCTGGTGGCAACACCCCATAGCAACTTATCCCCGATACCAGTTGGACTATCGTTTGGTGCTGGCATTGCACTCGCTGGTGCTTCACCAATGAGTTTTTTGTCAGCATAGAACAATGCTTTCTGACCACGTTCTGTGATGATTACTTCAAGTTGTGCGGGAGCATCGGCATAGGCTCCAGTGCTCTTTTGCGATGTCCAGACCTCAACATATGGTGTACCAGTTCCTGCTGGAAAGATTTTCCATATTGCTGCTTTCCACTGACCAGTTGTTCTATCGTTGTAGAATCCTATAAGTCGCTCGTAGACATCGGTTTCATCAATGCCGCCATGAGTGCGGAAAAAACCAACACAGGTTGTATTGTCACTCAGGAGCGTATCTGCGAATCCTTTGAATGAGAATACGAGGTCATATTCGTCAATTTCTACGCTTGGAGAACCAGCACCTGTTGTTGGCAATCCCTGACCAGTTGACTTCAACCAACCTCTTGCGCCTGGATAAGTATCGGATAAGGTGATTGTTGCCATTCCACCAGCGTAGTAGTATGAGTCACCCGTTGTAGATGGTCCTTCGCACCAATCTCCTCTACCGATAATTCCCATATTTGAATCAAGTTCAAAATCCCAGTACCGAACAAGTTCATTTGTCTGGTTGGTCCAAAGCGATGTAGTAGCATCGTATTTGATTATTTGACCATCGACAGGTGTTGTGATTTTTACATCGTGTAACTCTTCAAGTTCCTGACCATTAGTAACCTTTACATAGATAATGCCAGCATTACCATTGCTTGTCCGAACAACCCAACCAAGGCTAACGCCGTGTGCTGGTTGCGTTGGTCTTGTTCTTGTAAATGTTCCTGGTGTGGAACCAAGCCACAAGGCATCTCCGTTAACAAATGGGGTTGTTATTCCAGAAAGTTCAGTCAGTGGACCTTGGGTTATGATGTAACCCGTTGCTTGATCTGCAATACTTTCTGCTACAACACCAATGGTTGTTGCGGCTGTAATTTCTGCATCTGCATCAGCTAGGGCAACCGTAAGATTGTCTCCTTGTGATCCAACTACATATACAACTTGACCCTTGGTGAATGGAGAACCAGTGTTATTAAACACTTTCTTCATTACTGTTTCACCAAGAGGACTACTGTATGTACCAGTAACAAGGCTTGTATTGGTTACTGTGCCACCAGAGATTGCAGCGTTGTTAGCTGTTTCTATAGTCCAAGTGGCTCCGCTATTGGAAACAAGAATATCACCCTTGTCTCCATCGGTTATACCTATATTGGTATTGTCGGTGGCTGGTGCCCATGTGGTTCCGTTCCATTTGATTACATCGCCAGTAATTGCACCACTCTGAAGTAGATTAGAAACTGCGTGTGTGTGGTTTGGAAGATCAGAACCAGTTGCAATACTTAGTGTTCCAACACCAAGAGATGTTGTATTCTTAAGAAGACCATCACCAAGAGTTCCAAGTGCTTGTCCAGTTGGGTAAGTACTTAGGTCTAGATCGCTACGGAGAATTGGAGATGTTCCAAGAACACCACCAAGACCTAGTGTAGTCTGCATTTGTGTTGTTGTCGTATCATCCAACAGATTTCTAGCTAATGATGTAATTGTTGTTGTTGTAAATGCATCGTTACCTGTAGAATAGATTAGACGATCAGCACCGACAATTGCTGTATTTGCAAGACCACTTAATGTTGGATCAAGATTTTGTTTATTGTCTAGTGAGGTTTGAAGATTTGTAATATTGGAGATTGTGTGAGTATGACCAAGCTGAGAATATCTTGCATCTCCTCTAGCATCTGTGTGATACTGAGTGTGATCATCATCCAAAAGACCATTCAATTCTCCGTGATCTGTTATGCCAGATGTAACAACATTCCAAGTACCATCTCCACGAAGGTATGTGGTGCTATCTGCTGTACCGCTACCAAGTCTGTTGGTGGCAATGTATCTGTTGCTATTCAAGACAGCTAGACCATTTGGTTGATCCAGTTCATCAATCACGTTTGCCGTAATTGCAAGACCAATCGTCTGATCCGTATAGTCTTTTGTCGCAGCATCCTGTGGGTTTACTGGTGTGGATAGATTGAGATTTGTCTGTTCGATGACACCTGGGTTTATCTGCCAGTCGTTCTCTGCTACGACGGTTATCTCGTTCTTTGAACCAGTTGTAACTCCAGCACCCTGCTGGACTGTTGCGTTTACCCAGTTGGTTCCGTTGTATTGTAGAACCTGGGTGTTGGATGGAGTCGTGATGACAACATCTGTAAGTGCATTCAGATTGTATGTTGGCTCTGGAACTACATCGTTTACCCATGTGTTTCCATCCCATGTTAGAACCTGACCAGCTAGAAGCGGAGTTGGATAGTCTACGTCTCCAAGCTGCTGTAAGTTGATATTCTGTACCTTGAAGAATCCAATTGGATCTAGATTGTCCCAGGTAGAAAGACCATCACCTATTCTTATTTCATTTACGTCTGAATCATATCCAACTTCTCCAGAACCTAGAACTACTCCAGCCCAGCTGAGTGTATTTCCTCTGCGGATCTGAAGTATCTGGTCTGGGGTTGATGGAGTACCGCCATCAAGCGGTCCTTGATCCAGTTTGTTATTGATTGTATTAATGAGAGCTGGATCAAGTGACCACGTTGTACCGTTACTAGATACTACGATGTCTCCCTTGTCTCCATCTGAAATAACTGAATTACCGATAGCTGGAAGATCCAACCATAGGTTTGTACCGTCGCCAACTCTGATCTGATCATTGGTCAAATCGTAAGAAATCTCGCCCAATGCAAGTGTTGGGTTGACTGATTCCCAGTTAGCGAAGGTATCTCTTCGTATCCTAATGATATCGAATGGCATCAATATCTCCTCTTATAGTGAAAGTAGTGCGCCACCTGCATTGATGTCGTTGTCTCCTATCACTCCAGCGTTTCCACCATCACGTACTATGGTCTGGGTATTGGGTGCAAAATCACCATCAATAACCAGAGGACCAGGTGGTGTTCCACCTGCTATGTCCAGTACCTGAATGTTTCCTGAAGCGTATTCGGCTACGAGATCTCCGTTGGCATTAACATACATGCGAACAATGCCACCACCTTGTACGGTGGGTGTTCGCGGTATTACTCGTTTATAGTTCGGCATTTTTCCTCTTCTTAAAGGCAGAATCCAGATCTGGATCCTTAGCTCTGAGGAATGCAATCGTTTCCCTAAGTGATGTGTTTCCACTCAAGGTTTCATCAAGCAGCTTTGCTTCCTGTTGCTTGGCTTCTGGTACGAATCCTATTAGTTTTCGTATCAAAGAACCAACTCCAGTATACCAGAGCAAGCCAACAACACCAAGAATTCCCAACGCAATCATTGAGATCTCTATTGTATGTGCCCACCACGGTACCGTATCTACTACCCCCGAAGTCGCTTCGATGATTCCTTCGGTTTCCGCAATAATAGCGGTCTGTTTCGAAATCCCTTGATTGGATCTTTGCGTGATTTCGTGGATTCTCGGGGGGTAGACTGTTGCTGCTTCATGTATTTTCTCAAATAGTTGCTTGGATTCCTGTGCTAAACTACGAATTTCATTTGAGTTTTTCTGAATTTGCTCGACTGAAGAGCAGCCAAGCATTGCTAGACTAAGACAGATCGTTCTTATCCACATGGATTCCACTCCTTACCATTGCAAGAGTAAGTGTCTGAAGTACATTGCGGATCTCGTGAACGTGTCTTTCAAGCTTTTCAACGCGGTTTAGGACGGCTTCATGTTCAACCGTCTTGATATCCCGCATTGCCTTGATCTCTGATTCCAATGACGATATCTTAGTAGCCAACCAGTACACACATCCTCCCGCTGGAATGATAAGTGCGCTGATAACCAATAGTAACTGCTCTACTGTGAGTGGGTTTGCTACTGGTGCCATGTTAACCTGCCAGAGTAAAGGTAAAGGTACATGGATCAGAACCGCTTGCAAGGGTAATTGAACCACCTGTTGCAGATATTGCTGAATCAGTTACTGTTCCAGTTATATTTGCTGGTGTTCCACTTGAAACTTTCTGAAGATAACTGCTACTTGGTCCGATTGTAATCAATCGAATACCATACACATACGCAGTACCCTGAACCTGCTCTCTCTTTACATATACCTTTACGGTCGATGCCGAGGCATTGGTTACACGAATGCCTCTATCGTTTATAGCGGGAGCAGAAGTGTCTACTGTAAAGGTAAGAAGACCAAGCGGTAGAGGAGCAACGTTTACGTTGCTTTGATTCATGCTACCGTATACGGTTGTAACAGCTGCAATGGCATTAGTAGATGTGATGTTTCCAACGACCGTGAGGTTTCCGTTGATTCTCTGGTTGCCATCTACGTTAAGTGCGCCCTGATTGTCGCTGTTTCTTGGTCTGATGGTGATTCCGTTTGTCTCAATACCATCTGAGTTCTTGAACAGCTTGATATATCTACCAGCTGTTGAAAGATTGGGTTGAATTGAGATGTCATCACTTGGATCGTATCCAACAGTGCTGCTTGAGGAATAGATTCGGCTTGTGCTATTTGCATCTCCAAGCTTGATTCCTGCCGTGAATGTCTTTAGTCCGCTGATTGTCTGGCTATCAGCAAGGGTTGCAAGAACCGTCTTGGTTGTTGCAGTTACTTCACTCAAGGTAACAGGAACGGCAAACGTAGCTCCGTCAAATGCAACCGTCAGTGCGTTTGCAGCAACTGAGGATGCATCTGTTGGTGCAAGACTGATCGACTTGCTTGCGCCTTCGCCAAGGATTCTTGCGGTCGAGCTTAGTAGAATATTGTTGCTGAAGGTCTTTGCGCCAGAGATAACTTGGTTGGTGGTAAGCGTTACTCCGCTACCAGCTGGAATCCAGCCACCACTGCTCCAAGCATATAGACCGTTGTCACTTGTGTTGAACCATAGTTGTCCAGCGTCTGCAGCATCTAGACCAGTTGGTTGAGATGCTCCGTGATAGACCATACCAGCCTTTAATAGAACACCTCTTTGATTGAAAGCATTCAACTGATTGTTTGTGCTATCTACTAACGTAATCAGGTTTTGAAGTTGTGTTCCCAGTGAACGTACCTTGAGGGTACGAACACCAGGATCAAACTCAAGACCAATTGCTGGTACTTGTACGTTGAGATTGTTTTCTCTATTAAGACCTACAAGTGTATTATCCAGATCTGTCTGGTTCTGCAGACCAGGATTTCCAAACGTTGTCACAAGCCAGCTGTTATCAGCTGTCGAGTAACGCCACGTTGTGGTTCCGTCTACATATGTATCATTGTTTTGTGGATTATTAGGAAAGTTAATTGGCATTATTTACCTCATTGTGCTGGGGCAGATACATCGACCCAATAGCCAATGTCGCCTTCCTGTGTTTCTGTTGCACCCGCGTATCTATCGTCTGCGATGTAGACAAATAGTCTACCGTTTGTCGTGTTGTACCACAACGAACCCCAGCCGTATAGACCCTGACCAGCCGTGGTGCGGACTGGTGCCGTGCCCTGTGCAAAGAACGATCTTGGCAGTACGCCAAGCTGAAGGAATCTCTGGCTTGTCTGCAGGATTCCAACCGCATCAAGTGTTGCAATTCCGTTTGCAACGCCAAGCTTGCTTGTGACTGCGGTCTGAATAGCCGCATCGACATATGCCTTGGTTGCTGCATCGGTATTAGCCGTTGGCGTGGCAAGGTTGGTAACCTTGAATCCGTTGGCATCAATGTTACCCTCAAGCGGATTCACGACTGAATCGGAATCCGTTCGTAGGATTGCATTTGAAATGTCGTTCTTTGCTTCTTGAATAAGACCAAGAAGATGGGATGTATTTAAGTTAAGCTGATCTGCGGTGATCTTTGAGCCAGCTGTCCACGTGACGTATGGCTCGGATACGATGTTTACCCGCTTTACCGTGATTGATTCTCCAGCCTGAAGAGCTGGAACGGCAACCGCTGTGCCGCTATCCAAGACAAACGTTGCGTTTGCTGGAATGTTAATTGCCGTAATGTTTCTATTGATCTCATCCAAGACAAGCCAATCAGATGCGATCTGACCAAGACCTCTGTATTCCCGAAGGGATAGCGAGGATCCATAGATTGTCTCAATGTCGTTTCTAAACAGAAGCAACTGCTCCTGCTGATCAACTCCCGTCACCATCGTAAGTGAGGAATATGAAATAGGCAAGCTATATGTGGTATCTCTTGATACCGTTACTGTAGTCTGGTTTGTTGCCATGTTTATCTCAACGATGAGTTGTTTCTGTTGAATACCGTCTTGAACTCCATTTGCGTGATGTTGCATGGAGCGAGCTTGTCGTTGATGATCTCGACCTTTGTCTCGTCAGAGAAGCCGAAGATCTTTGCGACAAACACTCCATCCTTGTTCAAGATGTCGGTGTTTTCGGTGTTGGTTGCGGAGAACTCGGACACAAGCTTGCTTGGTCTTCCTCTTCGCGTAACCTCCACCCTGTAGTAACCCGTCTGGCTATGACGCAACTGTAGGGTTTTTAGGTTTAGACTGCCTTCGATGATGTTGTTGCCGTTGTCCCGAATGTATTGTGGTGACAACTCGACAACCATTGAGAAAGCTGTTCCAATGTAGATGTATTTTCCGATGTGCTCGGTCAGGTCTATGCCAGAGATCTTTACAACCGTCTGGGAACCCTGTGGCTGAACGTAGGTTGCCTTGAATACGGATCCAGCGTTTACACCAAAGCCATCGGACAGAACCACGTAGGTGTCTGCTGTTGGCATGATGTATGGAACAGTAATCTCAGTCTCTACGGCACGTGCCGAAACAAGTTCGCTTGTTATCTGAAGCTTGTAACGTGCGTCCATTCTTGGAATGTCGAACGATTCCTGCTCAAGATGATTTACCATGAGATACCAGGCTGAACCGCCAGTGTTGTTTCTCTTGGTGACAACGAACATGTTGTTGTCCCATACACGAAGACCGTATACCTCGTCATTTGATGAAAGAACATATCTCCAGAACGATGATTGAATCAATTGGTTTCCATCAAATCTATTGCAGTATACGTAGATGTTGTTCTTTTCATCCTCGTCAACTGCAAGAAGATAGTTCTGGGCTACGGCGGTGGCTACGTCCTGATAGTTTTCTGGAAGGTATCCACGAACCGTATTGCTTAGCTCAACAGCTGTGTTGAATTCCCTGCTGTCCTCGTTAAGATAGATGTACAGTCTTTCCTTGTCGAAGAAATAGATCTGGCTTCCAAGTGTCTGTGGATCTACGAGGTCTGCGGTTGAGTAGAACGTGGTACTTGAGATCTCTGCGGTAAGCGGAGATATGAGGTTGTTCTCACCCTTAAGTTCAAACTGGACCCCGCCACGTGTGTTGATGAATAGATATGTGTTGAACGGAATCATTGCCGTGATCTCAGCGTAGCTGTTGCTTGCTGCGCGGACATCGATTGGATCCGATACCGTTACGTTTGATGGATCCTTTATCCAAAGATCCTCAAGGATGCCAAGCTGAGATGAGAAGATAACGTCTCCTGAGGAGAAGAACAACCTGTCTCTGAAATTGGCAAGAGACGATAGCTGTACGTGTCTTGCTTCTCCACTTGGCGTTAGGAACGGAGATGGACCTGGGTTTGTAACCCTGTCTCCTACCGTTCTTGGTGCCCAGTCGATTGGCTTGAACGACCATGTGCCATTGCTGTAGAGAAGCCGCTGTGGCATTCTGTTCTTGTCTAGAACCGAGCAATAGTCTGGTGTGCGTACCTTCTGGGTATATGGTTTTCCAGCACCATCTTGTGTTACTGCGCCTTGGCTGTAGGTCTGTCCCTCTGGGAAGGACACGATCCTGTAGAAGCCAGCATCAAGAGATAGATAAGGTGCATCGCAGAAGTAGATTTTGCCACGACCATCTGCTGGAGATGTCTCTGTAGTTGTGTTGTAGAAGGGAGTGCTTGGATCATATAGGATCTTTAGCATGTCCCGTGCCGAATCATCTATTGGAGAGATGTCGGCGTTTGAGTTGTTTGCAAGCCAGTCGTTGTTGTCTGGTGGAAACCGAAGTTCACCAAAGTTTCTGACTGATTGACCAAGCCATGGCTTTTCAAAATCACCGAATACATAATCCTCAGCTGGGATGAACTGTGCATTCCATTCTGAATCGTATTCCTCGCCATCACGCAGGGTATATCCCTGAGGATACATCCTACCATCAGATGTCTTAATGATTCTTGTAGCCGTATAGTAGGTTATCTTGCCACCGATGTCATCGGTTGTCTCAGTTTCAAGACCATTAAGACCTACTGTCTTTTCTCCTGTGCCAGATGTAAATCCAGCATAGACCGAAGTATTCAGGAAGAAGATGTTGGTGCCGATCTGGCAGTTTCTAAGCAACTCGCGTGGCTTGCCAGATCCATACACCATGTAGTTTCTTGTGTTTCTATCTACAATACCTAGTGCCTTCTTGGCATTGTAGTCATTGAGTATGTCGTTTGATCCCTGAACCGTCTTGTAGATCTCCCATCTTGGATCATCTCCAGAGATTGAATCAGTTCCATTCCATACCAACACTGGATCAAGCGGATCCCACTGTGTGGTTGGTGTCTGATCGGTCCAGCCATCGGCTGTAACCTTAAGGACGTAGAACAACGTGGCTGTTGCCGAAGTCGCTGCTCTGTCTAGGATGATTAGAAATCGGTTGTCCCTGTCAAGCTGGTACCACACGAAGTATGGCTGGGCATTGAGTGGAAGAAATGAAAGATCAAAGGTTCCAACGCCGCTTAGCATTGAGAATCCTGGTCTTTTCTCAACCGATCTTTCCAAAGATACAAGACAATTGTCTAGGTTCTCGGCTTGGAATGGGGTTCTCTTGCTGGCAGGTTGACGCGATACTCCACCGCTGAGTGTATAGATGGGGATTATCTGCTTGTCTGCCATCAGAAGCCTCCATTCCAGAGTCTTCTATTTACAAAGTAAGGCCATCTGTTGGCTGCGTCTGAGTTCATCAGGATGTTTCTCTTCTTGTCCGTGATGTCGTTTGAACGTGCACGAATACGACTGAGCATTTCATCCTGAGCAAGAACAGCATCAAGTGTTCTGTCACCTTGGGTTAGAAGCTGGTACTTCCGCATTGCACTTCCAAGTATTGCACGTTGGGTTGTCGTGTCAAGCTGTTCCCATCTAAGCAATGCCGTGATGGAGACATGGTATTCCTCGTCCTCCCAAACGTCTGTCTCGTCTGTCATATTAAATAGGCGAGGTGGATTGGTTTCGGTTGCACGTGCGCGAATGTACATTCTCTCTTCATTGTAGTGGGACGATAGCAGCGATGCTTCGATCACTCCAAGGTAGTCGTTGTTTGGATAGCCAAGTAGAATGTGACCATTCTCGTCTGGTCTTACCTTCTTGACTATCTTGTTTTCTGCGATTCCACGGAGCTGATGCTCCATGCTGTATTGGTCAAGCAGGAATTCTGCTATGCCTGTGTCGATGCCCGATGCTTCCTGTAGGTCAGCCACCAGGCTTTCCCCAGCACTAAGCATCATCATATTAACTGCATCAAGCTTTGATAGATATCCCATAGATGATTCCTTTCTGTTGGGGATAAATGAAAAACCCACTCCCCCAACTAAGGGGGAATGGGCGTATACAACCACATGCTGGGGCATATGGAGGAGATGTTTGATCACCGCAACCCTTCTGGCTAAAGTCTTTGTGGAACTAAAACAAAGAATTACGATCCCAAACGCTAATTTAATTAGGCGTATGGGAAGCCATCGGATACGGTTGGGAGCATTTCTCTGGTGAAGTTTGCGCCGAAAAGAACGCGAAGTTCGTTTCTTGCAAGGGCTGCTTCTGCGCCACCGACGTTTGCTGCATCAACATCAGCAAGTACGGTACCTGCGGAAGCATAAAGCTTACCAGTACCCTTGGAATAGGATGCAGCTGAGTTTGCAGTTGTAGCACCAACGAGAAGTGCAGCACACTCTGGACGGAGAACGCCAGTACCAGCCATCATGCTTGCAACGGTGAAGGTTGTGTTGCGACGAACGTCATCAACAGTGTCAACCTTTAGACCCTGAAGCTTGAGAGAGGCAACTGCGTTCTTCTGGAAGAGAAGACCGACTACACCAGCATCATCGAATGCGAGGTTGTAACGTGCCTCACCGATGTTCTTTGCGGCGGTATCCCAGTCACCGATTGGGAGGTGGTTGCTCTTGATGATTCGAACGCCCATGTACTCAAGCGAGTCGGTGAGGTTATTCATGCCCTGAGTTAGAGCTGCGCCAAGACCACCAGCAGCGGCAACGCCACCGAAGAGTGGCTGGGTGCTGACTGCCTGATCATGTGTTCTGGCAACACCGAGTGCGCGAATATCCTGGAATGCGCGTGGGGTAACGGCAAGGTATACGCCATCGGTTGGTGCATTGATGGTCTGGAGGTATACAACGAAGTCCTCGCAAGCCTTGAGGGCATCAAGTGCTGCTTCAGATCTTTCTGCCTGAGTAGCAGCAGCGTTGATGGTTGCGCCAAGATTCTTAAACTTTGCTGAGAGGAATACTGGACCAGCTGGAATTGCTCTTGGGTCGAGAGCTAGATTGGTTGAACCAGCAGTAGCTGAACCGCTCCAGGTTAGGTCTTCAACTGCTGCTCTTGCAATGTAAGCAGCGATCTGCTTGTCACGTGCATTGGCGAGAGTTAGACCAGCCTGACGTGCAAGCTCCGAACGGAACTCCCACTGGGTCTGCATGAGATCGACATTGTCGATTTCGAAGTGTGCTGCGATTGGACGCTTGTCAAGCTTGACTGCGATGGTGGTTGAGGTAGCATCGCCGCCAACAAGCTCTACACCAGCGTTCCATGCGGTCTTTAGCGCAACGGTACCAGTGATTGGGAACTCCATAGCAACGCCGTTGCTGAGGGTCTTTGAGTCAACAAGGGACTCAAACATGTTGTACTCGTCGTAAGCGTGAATGGTTTCACCGCTCCAGATGCTGAGCCAAAGCTTGTTTGCACCTGCGAGTGGGCCTGAAAGCCCTGCTGCTACGTCTGTTCTGTAAACTAGATCTGTTGCTGCTAGATCGCCTGTTACTGCCATAATTTATATTCCTTATCTTAGATTATTGAAGTTTGTCTTAGACATCCGTAACTCTACGGCTTGTCTAAATTTTGGATCATTCTTAAAGCGTGGATCCGAACGCTCTGTGTAGAACTCAGCCTTGGATGCATAGGGTAGGTTGTTAACTTGTGTAACAGAAGATCCTACCTTTGTAGCCCCAGTCTTGGCTGGTTCCTGAGAAGTAATCTTACTTGCCAGCGAAGACTCATACTTGGTCTTCAGTCCTAGCAAGGTAACTTCCCATGAAGGTGTCGCCAACGCTGCGTTTACATTAGCCTGTTCCTGTGCGGTCAGGTTCTTGCTTGCCCAGTCGAATACACGCGCAAGGGTATCCTTGCCACCTACTCTCTGAGCCGCCTCGTTGTATGCGTTCTGCAAGCGAGCCTTCTGTCCCTGCATAAAATCATCGATCACGAAGTCTGGTACATTCAACTTTGCCTTGATCGCTGAACGAGATTCTTCTGAAAGATTGCCGTTCACGCTGAACTCGGTCGAGTATTTTGACCACTCTTCTTGAGTCAATAAATTTTGTGCTGCTTGCGTAGCAGGTTGCTCCGTTACTGCTGGCTTGTCAGGAATGCGTAGTTCCTCTGGAATCTTAGGAACTGGTTGTTCCTTAGGTTGCTCCTGAGCTACCTTCTCGACAGCTGGCTGCTGTGGAATCTGCTTCTTTAGTTCTGATATTTCCTGTCTAGCCTTGGTGTATTCGCCTTGGGCTGACTTAAGCGCGCTGAACCAGTCACCTACGGACTTGAAGTTTCCTGGTACCTGGACGTTGTTTGCGTTTACATAAGTCTCGAAAGCCTGTGATTCACGGGCAGTGACGGGATCCGCTGTAACCGCAGATTGTTCCACCACTGGTGGAGTCGTTGGTTCTTGTGTGTCTGACATGTTTTTCCTTAATTTCAAACGTATGTGAAAGATTGACCATACGCCATAGTAAATGTATCTAGAAGTGCATTACCATCTGAACTGTTTGTAATATCAATATTAATTGGATTTACTCTTCCTGTTGGCAATGGAAAAAAACATTTAAACCTAATGTACTCATTTGGAGCAACAATAATTTGATCACCAGATGCTATTTGTACATAGCCTGGTTCTAAGTTAGGTGGATATGCTTGTTGAGAAGCAAATGGAAAGTTTGCTTTTCTATACCAAAGTTGAAGCGTTGAACTTGTAAAAGTGGGAACAAGAATAATATTCGTGTCTATTCCTGTTACTTGTTGTAAAAAACTTGAGAAGGAATCTTCTTGTGATATATCTTCACCAGTCTGACTATCCCGTATAAAGGTTCTTATATGAGTAATATCATACCAATCTAATGCGTTTGGGGTAACATCGGCATTAGCTGGAGGCATAGGTACATCATTATTAGGAATAATGTTGGTAACTGTTAGAATTTGTGCCAATCTTGTGACTGGATCCTTGTTACCTAACTTGATTAAGATGCCTGCTACCGCATCTTTTGCATTATCTAGTGTTGGATATCTTCCCACATACTGGGTTTGGTTTACTTTAACGGTAGTTGTTCCGTTTGTTTCAACCCAATATGTAATTGAATTTACATTTTTTATGTTTGGATTGCTTGCACCAGCTGCCTTATAGGTCATTGCATTCCTCCAGTTAGAGCCGATAGGTCGATGTTGCCAAGTGCTTGCTGCGCTTGAGCCTGAACCTCAGGAGACTGAAGGGCAGTGCTTGCTGCGTTACCTGCGGCCTGAGCCATGCTTGAGCCGATTGCCCCCGCTGTGGTCTGTGCCGTGGCTTGCTGCGCTGCCTGAGCCTGTTGCTGGAGCTGCATCTCACGCACCTCCTCCTCGCCACGTACCCACTGTCGTGGATCGAAGCCAAGGGATGTGATGAGTTGAGATGCATAGGCATCCCACTTGAATGTAGATACTGCTTCTGGTGGCAGGTTTCTTACCATCTCACCTAGCTGCATCAGCTTCTGCAGGTCTGAATCCCTGCTAAGTGCCTGAAGACCAGTGATAATATGTAGGGTAAGTGTGCCGTCCTCCTCAAAAAACTGCTCCTCAAGACCTTCCTCAAGAAGCTCGTCAGCAAGCATCTGAACAATGCATCTGTTGACGATTGGCTGCATAAGTGTTCTTGCAATGGAGCTGAACGCACCACCAAGAACCGTCTCAAGTTCCGATCCGATCATTCTGACAGCCGTAGCCGTCACTCTGTCTCCAGATGGAAGTGCCTGACCAGTCATTAGGAACGCCTGACCAATCTCCCTACGCATTGTCTCGACAGCAGCAGATGCCGCTTGAATCTGGGGATTCATGGTAGCCGCTGGAGAAATGGTGAACACATCCTGCTGACGTGCCGACACGAATGAACCGTTACGCATAAGCGCAACGTCATCTATTTCGGTAACGCCACCTGGATCTATTGCAATCCAAAATGCACTGGCTGCAGCAAGACCTTCGATCTGTGCCTTTGTGTATGATTCAAGTGAGCGAAGATCTCCAAGGATATCCTCGCAGTGTGATCTGCCGTAGTTCTCGCCTGGAATGCTGAACCATCTTAGTACGGCAAATGGAGGAATGACATACACGCCATCGGAAACCAAGTCTCCGTTGGCATGTTCCTTTCGGTAGTACCATGTACCATCTTCCTGACGAAGATACTGGCAGTAGTACGTGCAGAATCCCTCTCTGTATTCAATGGATGATTGATCCCACCGAATATCATCTGGATCGATGGCTTCGTACTCAAGGTGTACAACCTCGATTACCTCGCCCATCACGTTGCGCTGTACAACGTATTGATCCAGTCTGTAGTTTGTAAAGTAATAGTTTTCATCCATCATCATAAGGACATCGCCTGTGATGATGAGATGCTGTAGAGCCTGATATACGGACTCACGTAGATTCGTTGATGTCAGCTTTCTGTACACCTGATACGCAAGCGTCTCAAGGTACTGGTCGATCTCATGCGGAACGAATGATCCATCCTTCAGTGAGAACCTGAAGAATGGTGCATCGTTTAGCGGGATCAATGCACTGAGCATCCTGCTTGCAAGGGATGTTACTCCCCTGCTTGCCACCGAACTGTATGGTTGAGGCAGTGTTCTGCCTTCATCCCATGATTCTGGTGGAAGAATGGTTGGAATCGTAAGTGATGAACAATATCTCGCTCTCTCAAGTTTGCTCTGACGGTTGCCGTCGAGTATGCGAAAGCGTTCTTGTAGCATCATCTTGGTTTCTCAGCCATCGTTGGTTGGTTTATTACTCCGCGACCAAGTGCATCGTAGAAGGAAACCTTGCCAAGATCAGACTTGGTCTTCTTGGTCTGCTCCTCTTCCTCTTCGATGACGGCTTGCTCTGCCTCGTTTATCTCTGCAAGTCTTTCGGCTTCCTCTGCTGCGATTCTCTGTCGCTCAGCCTCTGCCTGTTCCTCGCGTCTACGCTCGTCTTCAAGCATCTGTGCGCGTCTCTTGTCTTCCTGCTCCTGCTGGAAGGCGCGCTCCTCTGCCAGCAGTGATCTTTGCTCGGCAGCTGTCATGCCGCCTGAAACAGTTGGTGATCCCATGTTGTCTCCTTACAGTGGTTTCTCTTGATATGTTGGTCCACGATAAGCAGACATAGACTCAGCAGCTGCTAGCTGTCTTTGCTTATCTTCGTAGAACTTCTTCCGTGCCTCTGCGTTTCGACGCTCAAGGTCGGCAAGTTCCTCTTGATATCGTGTATTGTATGTGCTGAATGAGGATGTGTATTCATCCACGTCCATCTTGTTCAGCTGTGCTTGGCTTGCTTCTTCGCCCAACCTGAACTGATAGCCGTACTTGGATGTACCCATCTTCTCAATCTGCTCCATTGTCCTGCGTCTTCCTTGCTCATCTACGAGCTTGAAGATGTCAACTACCTTGTTGTTTGGTCTGTCATCTCCATACAACGAGATGGTCGGTGCAAAGATGGTTCTCTTTGTGCTTGCCTTCCAAGAAGCATATGCTTCTTCGGCTCGCTTAAACCTGTCATCCCATAACTTGTTGATTTCTTCCTGTGCCTTTAGCGCATCCTGCATCTTCTTCTCGTAGGCAGCGGCGGTATCCTTGTAGTACCTACCGACGCTGCCTAGTTCCTCGTTTGCAAACTGACGCGAGCGAATGCGAGCTGCTTCCCTGTAGATGGCCTGTCTGTTTGTTTCAGCCATTCTTTTTCTCCTGAAGCTTTACTATTGTGTCTAGCTTAGATATCAGGTCCAGCTTTCCAGCTACATACGCAAGGTTTCTAGCCAGCGTTTCACTGGTTTGGTTTTGTTCGTAGCTTGGCGGCTGAACCCACTCCTTCATTATCGGGATCCACTCTGGATCTAGATACGGATATTTTGAGTTCATTGATTTCCTTTTCAAGTTCCATTACATAGGTTGCAAGCTGTCTTGCAAGCCTACCGAATTCAGGTGCAGTCAAGGGAAGTCCCTTGTCTAGCTTTACCTGTAGTGTTGGTTCGATTATCTTATTCATAGAATTGTACAACCTCCTGCTGTGCAAGCTGGCTCATGTGAAGCCTTTGTGGTGTCTTCCTGCTCGTACATCTTGAGCAAGCTGAAGTCAACATTGATCTTGGGGAAGGCAATGTATTGCTCTTCCGTTATCTCCTCGAAAGGAGCTTGCTGGTAGGTATGCTCTGCCTTGGGCAAGAACGACACACCTGAGATGTGATCGAACTGCTCGTATACGGTCGCGCCAAGACGCAGGAACTCTGCGTCTGTATAGTTGATTGTCACTGAGGGCTTGTGCTCGCAGTAGTAATCAGCATATATTCTCCACAGGATAAGATGCGTCTCCGCATCAAGGTTCTGTGTAGTCTTCGCACCCATAGGTGCAGCCATTGCGAATGAGAACACTGCGGTAGAAGCTGGGTTCATTACGCAGTCCTCGCATGGCACTCCTTGATCCTTCATCAGCTGATACAGGGGATCCTTCTTGTCGAGCCGAACTCGACGGATATAGAATGGTGCATACTGCGGATGAAGTCCTGAGGCACATCCAGCTAGACAGCTGGTGGTTCCCTCTGGCTTCACGCAGGTGATCGAACGCGAAGGTGCCGTGTCGATCTTGTCTGCCCACTCAAGGTTTACTTCCTGAGATACATCACGAAGATCCTGAAGGAATTGGATAAGCTCGTATGGTGAGGTTCGACCGCAAGTGAATGCGTTGTCGAAGATACCAGTCATGCTTACTCCCAGCAGTCTCTCCTCCTCGCAGTTTTCCTGCCACTGCTTTCTGAGGTAGGGGAAGTACGTGAACTTGGACTGTACTGTTCCAAGAATCGTAGCCATCTCAAGCTTTCTACGGATGTCCATCTTGCTGTCGTTCTCACGAATGACGATGGTCGATAGGTTGCAGAACTCATTTGGTCTGAGGATGATCTCAGAGCATGGGTTCGTACCTAGCGAACAGCCTTCTGGAACAGAACGTCCAGCCCGACTGCACACATTGTTCAGTGCCTGTCTATTCAGGATTCCACGTTCACCGCTGAATGAATTGTACAGCGATGTCCACTCCTGAAGGAACTTGCCCATGCTTGGCTTCTCGGTATAGACCGCAGAGTTGTTTGCAAGTGCACGATATGAGTGATTCTCCCACCAGTTTCCTGACTTGGCAGTTGCCATCGACTGATCGTCAAGATCACTCAGTGAGATCATAGCGGAGCGACGAACGCCACCGACAATGACCGACTGAGCAATGACGCAGCAGATGTCATGGCACTCAAGGCTAGTAAGTCTTCGTCCACGTGCCTTGTAGAAGGTGTTGACGATGAACTTGAACACAGCCTCAAGGGGACCAGGACCAGAGGCTCTGCCTCCGAATGTCTTGAGTCTTGCACCTGCGGGTCTGACCAGAGACATATCCCATGTTGGATGGATGCCTCCGTATAGGTCGATCAGCAGGTTCTTAAGTGAATCGCACCATCCCTCGCGTGAGTCTGGGACGATGATCTTGATGTTGTCTACTCTTCGGATCTCCGAAGGAACCTGCGGTAGCTTCTCTACGCAGCGTCTCTCTACGGAATATCCAACGCCAGTACCGCACATGAGGATGTACTGCAGCTCTGAGAATGACTCGACTGAATCGATCTCAAGGTAGCTGCAATTATATAGTGCGGTGTGATCCCGATCAAGTGCGGGACCAGCTGTCATCAGTGCTCGCATGCTTGGGAATACTTCCCGTGCAAGTACTGCTTGCTTGATGTCGGGACGCTCTAGGAGAGCTGGCTCCTTGGAGGAAAAGTAATTCCACCAACGATCCACCGTTTCCTCCCAAGTCTCGCGTCTACCCTCTGACTCAAGCCATCTTGAGTACCGACTGAGAGCAATAAAGTTTTCAAAAGTATTCATTCTTATCCTATGCCTGTCGATCCAAAGCCACCAATACTGCGGGTACTGTAGCCAAGTTCATCGACTTCTACAAACGACGGTGTAATAAAAGACACAATAAGCATCTGTGCAATACGATCACCGTCCTCAATCGTAAAGGGTTCCGTTCCTCCGTTCTTGAGGATGACGCAGATTTCTCCCCTATAGTCAGAGTCAATTAGACCTGGTGTATTTGGGATTGTGATGCCATGCTTGTAAGCCAAGCCAGAACGCGGCATGATGAATGCACAGACTCCCTCGGGAATCTCCATGCACATTCCAGTAGATACCATTACGGTTTCTCCTGGGTTTATTGTAATATTGTTGAGGATGTCTGCTCTAAGGTCAAGACCAGCCGAACCTCGGGTAGCTTTCTTAGGTAAGCCGTGCTTGCTAGCTTTGATCTTTACCTGATTTGGAAAGTCATAGTTGAAGGTATTTGCTACCAGTGTGCTGGGGTTTGACCACAGCGAAGTGTCAGTTTTATATTCATTCTTCATTCTTTGTTCCTCTACGATACGTCTCCTACTCGCCGTCAAGCCAGGATAGGGGAGATTCCCCATCTCTTAGGATCCTGACGGCTACGCCCATAGCCACGGCATCATCGTAGGTATAGATGCCGCCATCCTTCGTTGCCCTGCGTTCATACAGGGAAAGGACTAGGGGTGTGTGGTTTCTAGGTAGGGTTTGGCTAAGTAAAGCCTCTGCCTTCTTTGGACCTAGCTTCCAAATACCAGGGATATTATCGGTACTATCCCCAGTAATCCACTGTCTGTGGAACCAATAATCAGCCTGTTCCACGGTGGTATACTGTACATCCCCTACTGGGGAGTCTGGATCTACTGGAGGATACCACCAATAACCAGGAACCTGCTGTAGATCCTTGTCAATGGTGACACAGACAGCCCGAAGGGATGACTTGTACATACCCATCAGGTCATCAGCCTCCAGACCATCATCCTCAAGACACGTGCAGTTGTCCCGTAGGAACTGCATCGCATCTGGGAGAAGGTCTGGTTTGGGTCTGTCACTTCTGTGTTCCTTGTAGGACGGTAGCCACTTACGTCTGAAGTTGTCTTCCCGTCTGCATGAAAGGGCAACAAGTATCTTGCTGCATGTAGGTGGACACCATCGCTTTAGATCATCAATAAGACGGTCCTCAAGCCATTCTCCACCCTCGGCATCAGCCCAGAATGCAGCCCTATATGCAAGGATGTCTCCGTCCAGTACGGCTGTTTCAGTCATCATCGTCTCCATCCATGAATAGATCCTTGAAGAACTCCTCAAGTTTCATCGGTTCATCCTTCTTCATCTTCTTGCAAGCAAGACAGTCGCATGCAACATATGCATACGGCGTGGCATCAAGCCAGTTTGGCAGTCTGTCCTTGAGCTTTGCTAAGAAGACATCTTCGGTTTCCTCGTTCTTTATGATGAAGTCGAAGATGTCCTGATAGTCTTTTACTCCACCCTCATAGTTGTTTGCCATTGATTCTGATTCGTGCTTTCTCCAATCGGCTGTTTGGTCCTGAAGCTTTCTGGACCCACGGCTAATGAAGATTGTCTTGGCACCAATCGACTTGCCAAAGTTAAGCTCATTAAGATAGCGACAGTCATCAACAATAACGACCGTCTCCTTCCAGATCTTGTCTTCGCACTGAGCTGCTTCGTTGTCTTTCCTGTATAGTTCAAGCCACTTCTCCTTGAATTGATTGATCCAGTGGTCTGGATTCTCCTTGCGTCTACCCTCGCCTATCTCCTGACAGAAAGCCCTGTACTCCTTGGGGTTGTCTTCCTTGGTAAGTCCAGCCCTCTTGGCTTCTTCCTTGATTGCCTGAGCAAATGGAAGAATGACTGGCTTGTATTCCTGAGCCTTGGCATACTTGGCGATGTAGTTTGCAGCGGTTGTCTTTCCGACACGTGCCTGACCTGCCAACAGTAAAGTGATCATCTGTATCTCCTGTATAGTGTAGCTGGGTGCCACGTGTCCTCTAAATCAAATAGGCTGCACACATACGATGCACATGCCCGTGGTCTTGTCAGACCGATGAATCTGCCCACGAACTGGTGGAAGATCAGATCCCATGGACCGACATCCGTGTAGTTGTGAGCCTTGACTATTGTCTCAGAAAGATCCATGCTTATGTCACCGACGTATGCCTTGTGAATAAGACGGACACCCAGTTTATTCAGGGCATCCTTCGTGTGGATCTTTGCGACGCTTGAATATCTTTTGTTTCCATGCCGCGCCTGACAGATGGTAATAGTCATGTCACCAACGCCAGGTACCGTGATGATCGGACCAACATGAGTTACTTGGCTCAGCCCTGTCAGCTTCACCAACCACCCAAGCATACGTCCTTGTACATTCGTGAAGTCGTAGAATCCAAGATAGCATGGGTACTTAGTGAGTCTCCGACCAGTTTCTTCCAACTTTAAATTCCGCATTGATTGGCATTTTGATTCCAAGACGCTTCCCTGCCTCTATTGCCGAATCCGTTATGATCCTACCAGCCTCATCGGCAATGTCTGGTGGGCAGGAGAATTGAAGTTCATCGTGCACATAGGCTACCTGCTTTACCTTGTTTGCACCGTAACGCTTTGTTAGATTGCGACATGCAAGGATCATCCAGTACTTGGACACGACCGCTCCGCTACCCTGCAATAGAGTATTAAGTGCAGCATGCTTGCTACGTACTGGTGCCTTGCGACCATCGACTAGACTGATTGTTCCAGACTTTGCAACCTGGAACTCGACCCACTGCTTTACCTTGGCTAGTGCAGGTAGCTCACGAAGGAACTTCTCCTTAAGTGCTGCACCCTGCTTGGATGAACCGTTGACGATCTTGCCGATCTTTGCATCACCCGCACCATACAGAAAGCCATAGATGAATGTCTTGGCATTATTGCGTGTGGGCAATCCAGCCTTCTCCTGATTGTGAAGGTGGATGTCTGCGTTGAGAATGACATCGGCATATGCACCACCATCGTAGTCATGCATGTAGTGGGCAAGCATTCTCAGCTCAAGACCGCTTAGGTCTGATCCTAACAATACGTCTCCTGCATGCGGTACCCACAAGGCACGGGCACGGTGGTCGCCAGACACCTGAGCCAGATTCGGCTGAGAGTGTGTGCATCGACCAGTTGCCGCACCCTGCACGTTAACAAAGCCGTGAACCTTGCCGTCCCTGCTGTTGGTTGCACGAACAGTCCAGTCCTCGACCTGACCCATGAGCTTGATGATGTCGAAGTACTCGACAAGCTTCTTTGCCTCGGGATAGTCAAGCTCTCCTAGAACGGAGGAGTCAACGTTTGGATTGCCAGCCTCAGTCTCTGGTGCTGTCCACCCGTATTTCTCGTACAGTCGTTCAGCAATCTGCTTGCGTGAACCAGGATTGAACACCTCAACCTTGTCCTTGAGACGCTTGCCAGTCTTGTCTGAGAACCTGACATGAACCTTGTCTGGAAAGATGACACGCATCTCGTCTTCTATCTGCGCCTTTGTGTGCAGTAGTTCGTGCATCAGTTGTTCGCCAGCTGGCAGATCGAAGTTGAATCCATTGACCTGCTGTTGGTTGATGATCTCCGTTGCTAGATGCTCAAGCTTCACGACCTTGGAATACTCTGGCTTTGAAGCCAGCCACTCCTGCTGCTTCTTGTAGATATCATGTGCGACATGTACATCCTGAATGCAGTAGTCGATCATCTCAAGAGTAAGCTCAGACCACGTACCAGTGTAGTTGATCTTCTCGTTGCCAAGGTACTTGCCCCAGTCACTGAGTGAGTTGCCACCCAGAGGGTGGTTCTGAAGGTCTGGATACATCAGCTTGCTGACGATCAGAGAGTCGTAGATCTCGGCGTTGCCGTTGTATCCAAGCATTCTCCTCAGACACTCAAGGTCGAACCCGTACAGGTTGTGACCAATCAGCATCGTAGCCTTGGACAGATAGTCAAGGAATGGCTTGCCAAGGTCTGAGCCATGCCACACGTGGACGATATTGGTCGCAATGTCCTTGGTCACAACGCAGTGTACCTTGCTGCACTCCTTGTTTGGATTGCCCTTGCTGTCTAACGTCAGCTCCATAAGGGCATCGGACTCAATATCGATTATCAGTTGCATTTTATCCCCAGTTGTCTAGCAGAATTGAAAGGTCACCCGCATCAACGACACCGTTGCCGTTGAGATCAAGCGGACTATCTGTGAACGTAGAGTTGTTCCACTCGCTAAGCAGAAGACCCATGTCGGCAGATCCCGTGATACCGTCGCAGTTAAAGTCACCAGTCTTGCACGACAGTTCTGCATTGGTAAACGTACCAGTCACAGACATTCCTGGAATGTCACTACCGTAGATCACGGTAGTTGCTGGCGCATTCACAGTTAGCTTAGGAATGATCTCGACCGTTGTAGAAACAGGCTGAAGAACTCTGAACTTCAGGGTGGTCAGCAGGTTTCCTGTATTCTGAACATATACAGGCATTCCAGTTAGTGGAGTTAGCCAGAAGTACAGACCATTGCCATCTGCTGGTGGCATAGTCTCGTTGATACCGTAGAAGTCCCACGTTCCAGTTGCTAGGAACGATAGGTTGGTATTGGCAAGAGTACCTGTGTTGTCGATTCCTATAAACTCAAGCACTGTCGGATCCCAGCCGAACACAAGGTCCGTACTGAAGATTCTCTGCTGAGTATCGGATGCAGTTGCAACAACCTGTACATTTACAAGCTCATTCACAACCATTGGGGATGTCGCCATCAGGGCTAGGTTTATTAAATCCATATCGCTTGTCTCTTTCTGCCAACAGATTGTCGGCAATGATTGCTATCTCTTCCGCAGTTCGCGGAGTCGCCTTGTCTCTGGTAGTACCAGGATGCAAGGACATTGACAATGCGGCACTTGCGTACATATCCCACGCCGATGCCCGAAGCAGCAGAAACTGCTGCTCAAATTCACTTAGCATATTCCTTGGCAAGCTGCGTGTAACGTGCTGCCATATCCTTGTACTTCTTGTGCAGAAGCTTACGACGCTCGACCTCAATGATACCACTTAGGTTGTCATGGATGTCGTTCATCTTGACCTTGATATCTGGCATGTCTCGCATGATGATGTCGGAGTAGAACCGACAGTCATTGCACTTGTTGTTCAGGTTCTCAATCTCCTCGGTGCACCACTTGATGTCGTTCATGCACTTGTCGATGTTCTTTAGGAATGTCCAGTACGTCCACACCCAAGTACCTGTTGCAATTGTAAGAAGAATAATAATAACAATGTCCATCATTTGACCTCCTCTGGATTCAGGATTGGAAAGCCTTCGTCATTGAAGGCTACATCCACTTCCCTAAGTCTACCACTGGACCTGTCATAGTAAAGGGCAGTCGCAACACCTGCCCGTCCAGTGAGTCTGTTCTTGAGAACACGGACGATTGTCGTGTTCGCTATTGTTGCGTCTGGATTCTGACGGTCACGCTCAAGTGCAATGACCGTGTTTGGTACCGATGCAAGGGCACCAGATCCACGTAGATCCTGAAGGGTGATACGGTCACCCTCCTCGTATGCCTTGTCGGTCTTCTTTAGCTGCGACACAATGTCAACGTGAACACCAGTACGAACAGCCAGTGAACGAAGCTCCTTCATCAACGTGTCGATGATAAGACGCTCGCTGCTGCCACCCTCAACATCCTTGTCGGACATACCCATAAGACCCGCCGCAGCAGCGGTGATATGGTCGAGGATGATTACGTCAACCTTGAGGCTGACTGCCATGTACTCCATTCGTGCCAACAGATTCTGCATTGCGTTGTTGCCAAGGTGATCGTAGATAAACAGATTGGTTTGGCACAACCGCTTCTTTGCATCTGCATACTCATCATCGCTGAACTCGTTGACAAAGTCGATGTCGATTGGATGCTTGCCCATCTTGACGCGAAGCTCGTTCATCATCTGCGCTGCACGGATGGCTCGCACTGGCTTGTTAATCATCAGGGAAATCATGTCATCCATGGTTTCCTGAGGAGATTCCTCAAGCATGATTGCGCCAACCGATCTGCCCTCCTCAAGATGATGATGCATCAGCTCACGAAGAATAGTTGACTTGCCAGAACCAGTACCGCTAGCCCACAGGCTGATCTCGCCAGATCGCTGACCAATGAGGAACTCGCTAAGCTTGTCGAACGGAAATGGATACACACGGCTAGACAAAATGTCTACGTTGTCTGCGATGCGGGAGATATGCAGGATCTCGTCTGGCGAGTAGACCTGAGCCTCCCAGATTGCAGACACGACAGCCTTGCCGTTGTTGCTGACAAGACATTCGTTGGCATCCTTGAGTGGAAGCTTGGCGATCTTGCACTTTCCAGGTGGAAGGATCTCGCTGACAGCCTTTGCGGCAGACTGACCTGCATCGTCCATGTCGAAGCAGATCACGACTTCCTGATAGGAAGACACGAACTCAAGGTTGTCCTTGATTGACTTGACGGCAGACTGTGCACCGTTAGGCAGGGATACTACAGGCCATGTACCGCCAAGAAGCTGGCACACAGTCATGCAGTCGATCTCTCCCTCGGTGATTACAAGACGCTTGCCACCCATCTTCCACAGATGCTGACCAAACAGTTGCACCTGTCTGGGCGAACCCTTCCAAACGAACTGCTTATCTGGTCCACGCACATGCTGAGCGATCAACTCGTTGGACTGATCGAAGTAATCAGCGATCTCAACTTCCTTGCCGTTCACGTTTGCCATCTTGTAACCGTACTGTCGGCATGTCTTCTCGTCAATGCGACGATGAGACAGGTCGGCATACGATCCATACAATGGCTTGTCTAGCTTGCTAGGTGGTTGTTCTGTCACGATTCCGTTTCCTCCTCTGTGATATCCGCAACTGAAGCAGTGTACATGATTGTCTGAATACACAGCAAGATTGTCACCGCTATTGTCGTTACCATGCGATGCACACTTAGGGCAACGCTCTCTACGAATAACACTGGATTCACTCAAGTGTTCCATTTAATTCCTTGTAGAAGCATACTACTTCTCCATGCAGGATCTTGTCTAGCAGGTTACCAAGACCATCCAACAGAACCTGCTCATCTTCTGTTGCGGTATCCGATGCGATATCAACAAGCTCAAGCTGCTGCCGAAGTTCATTCATATCAATCTTCACTCGTCTCATAGCTTCACTAGAATCCCTTCTTGATTCGTATACCAGATCTCATCGAAGATTTCCGTGACCCACCCGATGCAGTACTTGCATGGACGGGACATCCCAACCACACCAGTGGTCGTGATTCTTGCGTTAACCAACACAAGAGAGTCACGGATGTCCGACTTGTGCAGTTGTCTAAAGGCATCAAGCTCGGAGTGTATAGTTGGATACTTGTATCCATACTTGAGTGCAAGAGGGTGAGTCTTGCCACGCTGCTCCTGACCAACCGCAAGCACCTTGTTCTTCTTGAGAATAAAGCTGTAGTGCGTTCGGTCTATGTTCTTGGTGTTGAATCTTGCTGCCTCTACGAGATAATCATACATCTTTAAGCGCAGACCAGCTGATTGGAAACAGCCTGGTCATCTCCTCATCTATTCGGCTTGCATAGAACTGAACCTCACGCTGTGCGTGTGATTCACTGCGAAGGGCATACATACGTGCCCACGCATACAGACTTCCAGTCCAGATCCACTCCGTCATCATGGCTTGTGGCAGTACTGCCCGTGCCTGTTCAGCACAGATACCTTCTGCAACCATCTGCGAATACACGCTTGTCGCATAGTGGTACATGTTGTCTAGGTCAAGCTTGTAGAGATCCGACGCGGGATGAACCGCATCGCTTGATCCTTGCTTAACGTTGTCAGCCTTAGGGCGAAGGTTAAGCGGCATCCAGAACTCAGGCTCCTCGTTCACATAGCGACGAGACACCTCGTTCCATGAGAATCCAACCTGATGCTTCTGAAGTTGACGGGCAACGAAGATCGGTGCCTTGAACCTGAACTTAACCTGACAATGACTGAATGGACTCCAGTGATTGTGCTTGGCAAGATAGGCAATGAGCCTGTGGTTCTGGTTTACGGTGAACAGGTCCGATGTCTTTGCCATCGATACACGTGCTGCATCACACACGGCATCGTCATCACCCATGTGATCCACATACTGAACAAGTTCGGGTTCGTCACCCATCCACATTTTTGGCACTCGGCGGCTCCTTGTACTTTACGAGTGTTCGTGATATGATATACAGACCAGCCAATGCTGCTCCGCATATGATTAGAAGATCCTGATTTGCCGCATCCTTGACGGTAAGACTACCGACGATTGGTGCGATTGCTGTCCAAAACTCTGTCGTTTGATATCCTGGTTTCATTTTGTTTTCTCATTTCTTCTTCATATATCCAAGCAAGATAGGCATCATCATTGCTGTTCTGAAAGGAATCAATCAATTCCTTTTCGGTTATCCGACCAAACCATGCTTCTTCTGGAACAATAGGCTTGTCTTGGCTACCTTCAAGTTGGTAGACGTAGGCAAAATCAGCATGATGCAGGTGATAGATTGTAACGGTATACTTATCTTTGGCGTATTCTGGATTGATTTCCACATGCTTACGCGGTTCAATGACGTGGCGTACTGCCTTCTTTAGTTCATATCGAACCCACTTAATAGCTTCAAAGGGCAGGGGATCACTGTCGGTATAGTAATTTCCAATACTATAGCATGGGTTATTTGCAGCCTTGTATTCTGGATACATGGAAAACTTGTAAGGTATGGTAGTTCCATCCTTTGGTCCGCCGTTGAATACAACAATACTAGGTTCTGTTGGAATGGATTTCACTTGCCGTCTTCCATCAAGAAGTTTTTCTCGGTGAGTTTTTCAAATCGCTCGTCAAGATCCTTCTGCATCTTCTTGCCCTCTTCCGATTCCTTCCATGCTTCGATGACAGGATGACTACAGGAACAGACTAGTGCTTCATTGGTGTTTGGACCGACAAGCATTCCATCCCATTCGTTGCACCAATGCCAACCCTGCTCCCACTCTTCCTTGGTGAGTCCTGTTCCTGATCGGTCAAGTTCGATGTAGCGTTCACGATTCATTTGAATCTTCCTTTGGCATTCTGTAGTAACTACGGTATTGTTCGTGGTCAATGTTGTTCCGCTTGAGTGTTTCCTCAAGGTGCAGGATGTGCCATGACATACGCAGCACGAACTCACGTGTCTCTTCTTTTATCCACTTGTTCTTGATCTGCCATGCCGCATCCAAGATGGCATCCTGAATACGTGGAGAACAGTTGCGCTGATCGTGGCGTTCGTAGATCATCTTGTCGATGATCTCAGGCTGACCAAATCCATTTAGGATCTTGTAGTATTCGTCAAGAAATGGATCTTTCGTGATATTATCGTATTCATTATTCACTTGCTATCCTCCTTTAACATTCCTGGGTGGATTCGAACCACCAACCACCAGCTTAGAAGGCTGATGCTCTATCCGTTGAGCTACAGGAATATGATGGTTTCGGTGGGACTTGAACCCACGACTTATGGATTAAAAGTCCACTACTCTACCAACTGAGTTACGAAACCTTAGTACCAAGGATGGGATTCGAACCCACACTTAACGCATTTTGAGAGCGTTGACTCTGCCGTTGGTCTACCTTGGCATAATAGGCGTTGAGGGAATCGAACCCACCTCTCGCGGTAATCGGCCACTAAGTCCTGTTATAAGCAGGATTGCATACCCAGATGCTAAACGCCCATAATGGTGGGGAATACGTTGCAGTATTCCACAGGCTGTCTGTTTATCTCTCAGACCCTTGCCACCAGTGTTTGTTACTTGAGCTTGTCGGTCACATCCGACAGGAGGAAGTCATCCTCGTCACCGTAGTTGCTGTCGTTGTAAACATACCAGTCCTTGTTCTTTGCAGCAAACTCCTTGAGTTCCTTTGTAGTAACAGGAGACGTTGAGATGTCAACCCAACCCTCGTAGTTCTCGTCGCACTCAACCTCGTCGGCAGCACAGTTAAGCTGTGCCACAACCGAAGTCTTGTCGAAGCAAGAAGTCATAACGGGGAAGGTAAGCGTGACCTGAACCATTGCGAAGTCACCTGCGGTGATCTCCTTGGTTTGCTTGACGATCTTCTTGATATTTGCCTTAGTAAACTTCATGTGTCATCCTCAGGATAAGGTTTCTCAGTGCATTCTTGTCGAACTTGGCAGCGTAACGTCCGCTGTCTAGATCCAAGGTAACGACAACGTGATCCGTTGCATCGCTAGTTCTCATCTCAATCACCATTCCCATTGAGTCTGGTGATACAAGACTTCCACTCAACTCAAAGTTGCGAGATGCATCTGTTGCGTAATTGTGACTGTTAAAACAGTTGTTCATAGTTCCTCTATTTCTACGGTAAAGTAACCGTTTCCCTTTGCCCACGCCTTGCTTGCCTCGACGTATACAATCTGAACATCATCGTCCCATATGATGCCGTTGCATAGATCGAAGACCGACTTGATGTAGTTGTCAACATCAGGTCTGGGATACATCAGCTTACTGGTCTTTGGTTTGGTTGGTGCTATCTCAATCCAAACCTTCAGCTGTTTATCCGTAGGCTTCCAGTTCTTAACCACATCAAGGACAACGTGCTTTGCCTCGCTACGAAAGTCCTTGTATGTGCCAGTAAAGTATGTACCCCACTTTGTAACCCGTGGTCTACTTGCAGCCACAGGAGAGATGGGGAACTTCCACTTCATTAGAAGGGAATGTCCGAATCAGTAATCGCTGGGGAAGACTGGGCTTCTACAGCCTCAGACTTTGCAGGTCGGTCAACATGGTTGCCGACATACCCTCCCTCAATTGCGTCGAACCCATTGACACGCTGCTGAAGACCAGCTGAGTTCTTCTGTACGATCTGAACGCCATTCAAGTAGAACGACATGGACTTGGCAGCACCCTTTACGACAAGTGCGGGAGCAAGCTTGAGACGGACAACATCTGTACCGAATGGAACGACATCGGTATAGTTGCCAGTGCTGTCCTGACACGGGAATGCACCCTTGCTGACATACGACTTGCTCTTGAACTTGACGGTCCTGACACCATCCTTCTCATACACACCGTTGATCTTCTTGGCACCATGCTCCTTGGAGATGGTACCAAGGATACCCTCAAGCTCTGGAGTAAGCACAACGGTGATGTTGTGGTTGGCAGAACCCTCGCCAAACATCGTGTCTGGCTTGATTAGGTTGGACCACTTGACTTCGACAGGCGGGGTGATGACATTCTTGATACGTTCAGCCATTCGTATTGTTCTCCTCGTTGAGCTTGTTGATGTTGGCAATCATGTCCTGCTGCACGGCTTCAAGGTACATCACCACCGTCTCCAGGTACTTGATTACTTCCTCTGCCTTTACGATCTTGATCTTCTCTTCGGTCATTTCTTCCATTGCGATTCTCCATTAATAGTTCTGACAGCCGATTGATAGTCTGCTCCATTGCAGTCTCCCATTGGTCTGTCGGTGGCTTAATGCTGAAACCTGCTGCGGATTCCAGCGGAAACATATACAGGTGCAGCAGCTCATGCACCAGGGTATTGAGAACATTGTAGTCCTCGTACTTGGGATTCAGGATCTTTATCGTAGACTCCATGTGGTTTGGATCATATGCATTCAGACCAAACACCTTCTCTGTCTCGGTGTTCAGTTCATCTGGCTTAGCCCACACCACGGTTATCTTCCAATGAGTCAGCCCAAGTTTCTTCTGCCATACCTTGGCTTCTTTCCTGAGCTGAGTTAGGTTCATACCTTTGCCTCAACCTGGGAGATGACAACGTATGCCTTACCGTCTTCCCGTGTTGACAGGAAGCCATTGATTGTCTGAATCAGAAAGCTTTCCGATACAAGGTTTCGATCAATGACATTGTAGATATAGGTGTCCACACTCTTTTCCCTGAGTTCAACATCGTATAGCTTCATAGATCCATCAGCTCCAGATAGGGATGACCGTCGATCACCACACCGCAGGAAACCACAGGCTTCTTGAGGTAGGCAGATCCGTACAACATGGCTGGGTGGAAGCGGTCAACACCAGACCCGACATTCATTCCGAAGATACGTGAGGTTGGACCAACGATCCAGTTGATGCCAGCCACACTATGGTAGTGACCCATGACAACGGACTGTAGCCGCATCTTGGCAGCGTTGATGGCGGGATACATACCACCAGCACCGACACCGTGATAGTAGTACACGCCGTCGATCTCAACAGATGGAACCCAGTCCCATTCGGCTGAGTTGTACATCTCCTCGTATCCCTTGAGATAGTGCGATGGAATACCCGCATCTGCGGCGATTCGAATCACACGGTCATCATGGTTTCCGATGGTGATGGTTGCTTCCTTGAAGTTCTTTACCCACTTACTGAGTGCATCCATTGCCTGACGATACTCGTCAAGCGCAGCAGGATGCTCGGGATTCTTCTTGTGAAACGAGATGGACGCATGGTCCACGACATCACCGATGAACACAGTGCTGTCGGTCTTGTACTTCTTACGCACAGACTTCACGAACTCAAGGTATTGCGGATGAACCGCAGGACAATGCAGGTCACCGACTACGAGTACTCTTGCCATTCTTGATCCTTCTCTTATAGTCCTCTTTCCATTGGTCTGCAAGAGATGGCAGAGGTTCGCCATTCTCCTGTGGTATCGGCTCGTATACATCCGTACCAGTGCCGTCGAAATGAGACTGCTGGTGGATGTTCCATGAATCATAGAGGTCACCGTACCTGTAGCTTCTTCCGTTCAGCTCAACCTTACTTTTCTTTTTGCTCGATGTAGATGTCGATTTTGACATGTTCAACTTTCTTTGCTTTCTTTGCAGCGAGATAGGACATGAGGTACTGGAGAAACTGGAGATGCATCCACTCGGATGTGCATAGGAACTGAAGGTTCACTTCCTGTTTCTTCTTGTCTTTCATTGCCTTGTAGACAATCTTGACTGCCGTTTCGATTGCTCCCTCGCTGTCTACGATAAGGACAGGAGACTTCAATGAAAGAAGTACTCGCTTTCTAGCACCTTTGTAATGTCCAATGAACCCGTGCTCGGAACGTTGGGAAGATCAACCTCAAGATACTCGGACAATTGCTGACGCAGCCGATCAAGTTGGTTTACTTCGTGAATACGTACAAACTCCTGCCTGGTTATGTCTCGCAGCGAATCAACCAATGGTGCATGAACACCGTATGAATCATGGATGAACGAATACGATTCACAACCAAGCAACGACAGTCCGATGATGACAGCAAACATATGCGATGCGTCAAGCGAGTGGATGAAGTTGGGAGAGATGCCGTTCTGTGCTTCCCGTCCATTGACTTCGTCCCTTACAAACTCGTTGAACTCAACGCGCATGGATGTTATCATCGACTGTAGGTTTACAACACCGTTCGTCTTGCCATAGTACTGGTGACGAACCTTGAATCCAATTGGCGTAGTCCATTCAAGATGGACCTGCTTCTCGGATGCAACCTTGGATACCTGCTTGAGCCACACCTTGCCTTGGTTGGGGATCGTGAGCAGCGTATTCATAGCAGCCTGAACATACTTGGTAAGTTCACGCGCTGCGTTTACCTTTACCGTCTTGTCTATCCAGTCGAGGTGACCATCGTTCAACAGACCATCCGTGATACCCCTTGTAGTGACACCATAGGGATCTGTCATCACGGCTCTCTTGACAACCGATCTCTTGATCGAACCTTCCCAGTGCTCAAGGAACATGGTGACCCATGGATCCTTGTAGTTCAAGGGAAGCATCGACTGCGTTACCTCAGCAGCAACGACACCATATGCGTCGTTTGGTTCCTCGCATGGCAGAAGGTTTACCATCTGACCAATGATAGGATCCTTTGCGATTGCAGCCCAGTGCTGGATACCGTTGCAAGAACCATCCATTCCGACAGGTAGCTGAGTCAATCCATCCTTTCGGAACAGTTCGAACACAGCAGCCAGTCTTTGGAACGACTGGTTCTTCTTCTTCTTGTCATCTGCCCATAGGTCAAGCGTACCATGAGGATCATCGTTGATCTTCCTTAGCATGGCGATGTTGTCATCGACCCACTTGACACGCTTGGCAAACGACTTCTTGTCCTGATCGAACAGGTTTGCAAGATGAACCTTGAGCCAGTACATTCCACGTTCAGTCTGCTTCATTGGGTTGGCAAATAGGATCAAAGACCTATCGTGATCCCCTGACTGGGGAGACAGAAGATCGGTGACGGTATATGCCCTGCCCCTGAAGTCACAGGTATACACATGGTAGAAGAAGCCATACGCAATCATCTCACGGGCTATACTTAGCCGTAGACACATTCGTATGCGCTCGTTCTCCTTGCGATACCACTCTGACCACAGCTCCGAACGTTCCTTCTTGATTCGCTCAACCTCTGCTGGATCATCGACATCAAGCCTGTCCTGAGTTAGAACAGGATCAAGTTCATATGGCGGTAGGTTTGCAACGCGAAGGTTGTTCTTGAACAGCGTGTCCATCACCTCGTACACCCGTGTGTTTACTGTCCACTCGGTTGACATGAGGCTGTTTAGACCATCAATGACAGCCTGAGATGGTTCGCTACCCTTGAACTCAGTCACGTAGTCTTCGCCATGAAAGTACGTGTAACCCCTATCGACCATACCCTTTCGGAGATGTTCGGTATGGGTACCACCAGACATGTCAAGCGTATGCTTGAATGGCGGTACGATCATAGGTCGATACCTGATCTTGGCACGTGTCAGGAAGTCTGAGTGTGCAGTAGTCAATCCCTCGGTAACATGGTTGGTGAATGACACAGCGATAGGTGAAGATGCAGGACCATCCCAGAACTTGTTGAGTTGTATGATCTCGGCACGTTCAAGGATGGACAGGAGATTAAGACCAAGATAGTATCTCTCCTTATTGGTCATCTTGATATGACCTTGCGTCTTGTGATGCTTGATGAAATCCTTTATCTGTCTCTTGGTCCACCTAGACTTGACGATCCTAGATGCGAGTACCCATGCACCTGGGTTGTCTTGCTTAGACTGCTGATAGTTGACGGCAGTCTGTATTGTGTTGGCAATTGCACGTGCAAGATCCTGCTGTAGAACAGGAGCATAGACACGGTTGCCAAGGTCATCGCTTTCAATGCACTTACGTCTCTGGCTGATGATCGTATCAGCACAAACAGTAATCAACAAACCAGCAACACGTCTTGGACCAAGCAGATAGATCGGCGTGACCCAGGATATGTTTCGCTTCTGAAGGTCGCAGAGATATTGTTCGACCGCATCGGAGATATGATCCACGACACGGTAAATCAATGCTTGTTCAGGAGCACACATGCTTGGGAGTTTCTCATAATTCTCCCAGTATTTGTGCATGGATTCATTGAAGATGTCTTCTTCAAAGACTGAGTTGAGAGTAAGTCTCTGCTCACGCTGTTCAAACGACAGGTTATCCCAGCAGTTTCCCTTGCAGTAGTTAGACATATCGACTCCTTTCGGCTACCAACGGGGCAGCCTGTATGCTACGATACGTCTCCTGTTGCTCGTCAGTCCGCCCCCGATGGACCGTCCGATAAATCCGTATCGTCATCCTCTGCCTCGCAATAGCGGGACGGAGCATCATAGGGATCATACTCGTCCGCAAGATACCAGTAGTCAGCGCAATGGTATTCATCAATGAAACTGACCCAATCGTAACCATCCATATCGTCATACTCTCCTTCTTCAAAAGAGTTCTGCATCGTCGTAGCCTTCCTCAAGCAATGCGTTTACAATATACTCTGCCTGTCGTTCCAAGTCAAGAGGGCACCTGAAGTTTCCTTCGATGGATGTGCATGACCAATCGTAGTCATAGACATCAAGGTAACTGAGGAGATCATCCTCATATGTAACCCACCCACTTGCAACATAGCCAGGTCGATACTCAAGATCGGTGAACTTCTTGATCCACATCAGTAGATTCCTGTGTTGCCGTATGCATCTGACTCCGTGACCTTGTAGTAGTCACACTCAAGCATATACAGCAGGTTGGTAACACCCATAAGAAGACGATACCGCTCATTATCCTGTGCATCGTGTGCATCAAGAGACATAGCATAGAGTACGTCACACTGCTCACGAAGAAGATCCTTGTTAAAGATTACGGGACGTTCGTTAGTATACTTATCCATTTACCACCACCCCACAAGAGAGCCATTGTTATCTGCAAGAACTTCGAACCACTCACCAAGCATGACAGCATCCATGTACTTCAACTGATATGTATTACCAGTCTCGGAAACAAACAAGTCAAAGTCGTTTGGAGTAATCTGAGACAGCTTGATAGCCATTACCCTGACATCATCAGAGTCAATGAACTCCTCATACAAAGTCTGATCGGTAACCCAGGTGACATACTGATCGTACACCTTGCCACGGAAAGACGAACATCCACTTGTCATCATGCTTCCAACAAGAGGAACATGATGGAAGATATTGTCTGGCATTGAGTTGTCACCATGTTCCATGTAACAGTCGTGACCCTTGCCATACACAGCGAAACTATCAAGACCCATAGTATTCCTTAATTAGATGGTGCTTTGCAACAGCCTCATGGAAGGGACTGCCATCCTCTCCACGACACTTGCGGTAGACATCGTTGCCATCGACATCAACGATGACAAGATCAACGAAGTATACATCAATGATTGAAGACGAGTAGTTGTCTTCGATTGCAGTGCACAGACCGAAGAACGAATAGTCCGTGCCATACAGGCTAACGTCGAACGCGAATGGAAATGTAATCAAAGTCCAAAGTCCTCTCGGATATAGTATGCAATCTCGTCAAACGAAAGCTGACTAGTATCATTCCAATCAATGATCTTGTTCATGTACTTCTTATCAAGACCAGCCCACTCAAGCACATCGGATGGCGGCTCAAGATACTCAAAACCAGTCTCGTCCACGAAAGCCTTGTGACTATCGCTAGGACGTACCTTTCTCCAAGAGCAGTTTGGATTTACTTCCTTGATGTACATGTCACACAGCACACCCATTGCACAGAAGCATCCGTCCTGTGCGAGTGCTTCCGTAGTCTGCGAATACGTTTCGCTTTCCAACACATCGCAGAACTTAGACAGAACTTGCTTGTTCACTAGCAGCCTCCTTCTTAATAGCGTCTGCAACTGTACCAAGAATCAACTTGCGTCCCTCAGAAGACGAGAGATAAGCCTTGATCTCAGAGACAAAGATATCACTGTCTTCGATAAAGTCACGCACAATATCGTGGACATTATCCCGACACCAGTCTCGGAGATAATACGATCCATTGTTGTCCATCCAATCAGTGATGGCAGACTCTCCGCTGTTGTCACACCAGTACCGAAGTTCATCCGATGCATTTTGATCGCACCAGTTTGAGATGCACTCCTCAGTCTTGGACTCAACGACCTCCTCAATCTTGTCGGTATTGTGGTGTGCAATACGGGCATCGACAAACTCACACAAAGCAGTCTCAATATTCATGTTCACTCCTTGCCCCAAGGGCAGTACTTGTTCCAAAGAATCCTATCTGGATCAACACTCTTCTGAAGTTGTTCCAGAATCTTATAGTCCTCATTACCCTGTCGCCATACACGACCATCATCAGAGTACTGATACCACCAGTCCATCTGCCGCAACTTCATCTCATACTCAGTCATGCATATTCCTTCCGAAAGAATCGCTGTTCTCCCACTCCTCATAGATGGAAACGACATCGTCCGTAGGTTCGGTAACATCGAACCACTCAAGCGATGCATCATAGATCTCACGCCAGTTGATCTCATTGGAGTTCAACGAGATACCATCGGGAGTGATAGGTGTTCCGTACATACGGATGAACGACACCTTCGCACAGTAGATAAGATCATCCTTCAGCATACCCGCCCGAATAAACGGGCGACAGGCAGACCGAAACTCATGCCACAAAGACTCGTCATTCTGCAACCACAGGATGACATTCCACGTCTCATAGTTGGACCAGCCGTTCACTTGGACCTCCGTCCCACATAGTAGGCGATGACAAACACACACGCAAGAATCAAGATGGCAATGACACCAGCCTGAAGATACAGTTCAGACAGAAGGTTCACACGTACCTCCCTTCAGCCAGGTGACATAAGACAGAGCATCGTCATACTCCATGAAACCATCGACAAAGTTGTTGTCAACGTGTACATTGTACCAACCAGAGTCAATCACAATCTCATACTTCATCGGTGTTCTCCTCAATATCGTCAAGGATGACAGGCAGACCAAGACACTCGGCAACATCGCGGCTAACAACATCAGCCACTTCCTCCACACACTCATCATCGAACACGTCGATTACGATGGTACACTTCAGGTAGTATTGCTTAGTCATTGTTGTCCCGATAGAACTTGATTACTTCGGCAGCAGCACGGAGAATCTTGTAGTCATACCCACTCGGGTAGTCATTCTCCAGACGGAACAGAATGTAGTCGATGTCGATGTCAGACAGATCCATTGGCAACCTCCTGAATAATAGTCTTGAAACGTTCGATGAACACGGTAACATCCGAGTCATACATGAGAGAGAGCAGGTCGAGGTAATCATCATACGTGATACCCACCTTCTCCAGTTCGTTGACCTTTTCTCCACCACGATACATACGAATCTCAGCCCAATGGGTAGGAGATTCATCGTGACGAACAACATCGAACTCCTTGAGAGAAAGGGAACACGTTCGATAGAAACCAGCGAAGCAATACAGTTCACCCCACATAAAGGAGAACGAGTAGTACGTGCTGTTATGGACGGTCATCTTGTCAGTTGACATTGTACTCCTTCATCACCTTGCGGCGATAGTTCTTGGTAGCGGTACGGAGATACCCCTTCGGTCCTCCATTGTGGATACCTGCTACGGTTTCGATGTTCCAGTTCGGTGCATACCTGCTGAGATATGCAATCACAATCTTCCGTGCATAGACGGGATCGGTGCAGTCCTTATAGGATCCACCGATAGATGGATCATACTTAACTGCATCCTGCCAGTACACCTTATGGATTTGATACCGTCCAATAGCCTTGCCATTGTCACCTACGGCAGAATCCTTATGGTTGGATTCTACCTTGGCAATGGCTCGCAGTATACCATCGACATCGGTACCCTGCGGAGGAGGAACCATCATCACACATGCAGCAATCATTCCAAGCATAGTTATCGCTTTCGTTTGTATTCATTATCAAGGCGACGAATATTCTCGTCACCTTCGGCAACAAACAACTCGCCGCCAGTCTTGTGCGGATAGATAACCCGACACACACGCCGTGGCGTATGCTTGTCGGCACAGTTTACACACCATTCCGTGTGAGGAAACAAGTCAAGCCGTGCTTCGGCTATAGTTCCACCACAATCATGGCACATGCGTGACGGTGATGGTTCGTCCCTTTGTAGTTCGGTACACACTGACAAGATACTCCTTGTGTACAATACTGTCGAGTTGCAGACCTTCGTCTGCGTCTAGAATTGATTCAATGTACGACACACAATCGTCATCCGTAGCATGCTCAGATTCCTTGCCAGACACAGTCACCCTAAGCATTGTTCAGTTCTCCAAGGAAAGACCCGTGCCACTTGGCACCGTTGACATACCACTGAAACTTCTTTGCGGACACATTGCCAAGGTTGTATGAACGCAGGATAGCGTTGATACGTGACTTAGTGGTGACAGTTTGCCAGCCACAATCCTGCACATACACATAGTTGGGAGAGATCTCCGCAACCTTATTGCCATGCAGGTACACCTCAGACACATCCCCGAACGTGACAACCTCGGTATTGTCGCACCGCATAGACTTGCGGGACTTGATTGCGTTCAACATCTTGTGTTCCACAACTCGCATGTCACACCTCTCCTTCGGCACAGATTAGCAGGTCATCGTCACAGTCACGCACCGTGACAACCTCAGGACTGACAGTGAACGCGATATACCGTCCATTGATTTGCCAGTTGATGTTTCCCGCAAAGGACACAGTGCGGATATAGGTGCGGTCAAGATAGTCCAGCACCCAGTGTGCATCACACACAACTATATCCGATGGGATTAGACGTGATTCCAACATCACCATCTCACCTTCAATCTCGCGGTACACAGTCAGGTACATACGGTTCATCGCTTTGTTTCCTTGAAGAAGAAAGACAGACTACGATCAAGACCAAGAACAGCAGCAAGAATTACTGGACTCACATAGTCTTGAAGAAGATACATGAAGCCAGCATATACCACGGCTGGACTAAACAGAATCACACCAACCCAAAGAAGAGTCTTAATCATTTTGTTATACGCAGAAAACTTTGCCATGTCACACCTCTCCTTCGGCACAGATCAACAGTTCATCATCACAATCCCTAACCGTGACAACCTCGGTAGAGATACAGAACGAAATGTATCTTCCGTTATCTATCCAGTTCACGTTACCCATGAGGGAAACCGTGCGGATATAGTTGGTGTCGAGATACCTGAGCACCCACTCTGCAATGGAAACATCATTGTCTTCCATCACACGCACAGCCTTCAACAGATACATCTCACCGCCCTCTTGGCGGTAGATTGACAGGTAGACGTAGTTCATGGCACACCTCCGTAAAGGCACACCGTCTACACAACGGTGCATCTTATAAGGGACCGATAGTACTGCTCGGTCAACACAGTGTCGGATTGCCCCGTATTCGACTGATGTCGAGGTATAGTACCTAGGGTACACCTGAGGACTTATTGTCCGACATAGATTGTCTGGTTCTCATACGGTTCCATGTTTGACCGCATGATATTCACACGATCCTGCGGGACACCATGCACATTGGCGTAGTTACCCTCGCACAGAATCACTTTTACATCGTATCCCCACACCTTTGCAAGAGTGTAGTAGACATCTGCCTCCCACTTCTTGATGAAAGTGTTGGACACAATGACGCTGTTGCCACGCATCATTTGCCAACAAACTTCTTGCTGACACTTCTGGTGGCAGAAAGAGAGACGAGTTGGATCGAACTTATAGTTTCCATCAACATCGTTCATCCACATATCTGCCTCATAGAAGTCGATGTTCAACTCAGAGCACATCTTCTGAGCAAGAGTTGACTTGCCACTTCCTGGAACACCGCGAATCAGGTACAGAGTCTTCATGTCACACCTCCGTGTTGAAACAATCCCACCCATTCTGGTGAGCAATCTTTGCGGGAGTCACAGTACCGCCACTAACGGCGTGGCAATACATACTACGCGCTTCGTCACGTTGCGAAACGAGAAGATTATTCGCCTCCTCAAGACCCTTCACATAGAGCAACAGTTCCCTGTTCTCTTCTCGCAACTCTGCACTCTTTGCAGCAAGGAGGTTCATAGCAGCCTCAATCTTGTCAAGCCAGAAGTCATTCACACTCATTGTGTCACACTCCTGCGGCATAGCCGCGTTGGGAAAGACAGTATACGGAGTCGAACCGTATAATACATAAGCACTGCCAAGCAAGCAGGGCATGGCATGACGCTTTATCATGCTAGGCTACCTTATGTACAAACCCATCTGCCAAAGATATCCGTGGGATATTTCACCCACGGATACCAACAATCTGACAGTTGTACCCTACTTATATACCGCCTAGGTACGGTTGCTTGCGGTTGATTGGCTTGTCACTCTTCGTCAACAGACACTACCCAGTCATTACCTTGCGCGTCAATCATCACGAGCGCAGGATTCCAATCCATCTTCCGATAGTTGACGAGCATATCATGCCCGTTACCTCCGAAGACAGTTGCGACCTGATTCATCACGTCCATCGCATCGTCGCAAGAGACTCGACACTCATGCAGCGTTTCGAATAGAGTATGGTACATACCCTTTCCGACATACTGCTGTCCAACTTCCCGCTTGACACGGATGAGCAGGTCACTTCCTGCGGGAACATTCCGCAGGACATCGAGCACCCGATTGATGTTGGGCGGATAGTTCACAGCGACACCTCCACCGACACCTTCGGATTGTTCGGCTTCTTTTTCTTCTCAGACTCTTCGGCACGCACATACTTGCCATTGACAAGCGTGCGATTGTTTGCCTTTGCCCACGCCGCGAAAGACTGAGACTGGACACCTTGCGAGCGATACTTGCGATGCTTCACTTGTTCTCCGTTGGTCAAACCAACACAATGGCGACAATGATCGCGCAAACCCAAATCACAACGACTGCGACATTCTCCGTTGACTTCTTCAAGAAACATCCTCCAAGTGGGTGAACAGACGTGCCCTGCATAGAATCATCAAGGCACGTCTATCCCGTCACTTGACGGGCGAAACCGCGCCGCGAAAGTACTTCGCGTAGACTGCGGCTTCGATATCCTTGCGGGATACCTTGCCCTCACAATACTTGTGGGCGAGATCGTAGTACCGATTCCACGATGCCACACTGTTGTGTGCAAGGGCGAACGATAGAGCCGCCTTGACAGTTTCCTTCGATACCTTCATGGTACACGCTCCGTAAGGTTTGCGATTGACGATTCACAGAGTATGGGCATGGTCGATCATGCCCACACACTTTGCTCCGTCGATCCCGTGCGGATACTCAGAGGATATCCGCAAGGTCGATGTTACGCTTCGCAGACTTGACAGCAGCCGTGCGGACAGTCGCGGGAAAGTACTCAGGGTACTTCGACTGGAAAGTCTCCATGACTTCCGCAACGAAAGGCGAGGAGCGGAAGCACACGTTGGACAGGTCGATGCCGTTCATCGCGGCGAGAATCTGCAACAGAGTCGCCTGTCGTCCGTTCGAAAGATCGAGCGGATCACCCGTGACGAACGCCCGCACACTCTGAGCGTGAACCGCTCCCGACAGAACGTAACTCTTCGGCGCACGGTCCCACGCCTTGCGAATCTGCGAGTCGAGAGACTGGAAGACACACACGCCAGACTTTGTCATGGTATTCATTGTCGATACACTCCGAAGAAACTTGGCAGGGTAAACGACCCTCCGCGGTCCCCTCACCACCATGGCGAAGGTACTATGTCCCTCCGAAGGTAGGCTACGCCACGACGATTCCCAACGATGCCTGCAAAGACACGGATACGCAGGTCCGTATCTCGCCGTTCACAGCAGGGGGTACGGGGGGTAACGCCACATCGGGGGATTAAGGGGGTACCCCTCGTAAATTCCCGACCCCTAAAACCTTTACACCCCTTCCAAAGTTCTTACATCTGGAAGTTTATTTTCTATTTTGTATATGAAACCCCACCTCCCCCGTTAGGGGGAAGCGGGATAGATGGTCCCCAGGATACAGACGGGGGTATGTCCCCAGGGATAACTCTGAGGCTATCGGGCGTTGTCCCAACGCAAACCCCAAAGTGAAATGCTTATAGCTAGCTTATAAACGTAGGGTCGCCCCTTAGCCCCTTTCCTGTAGGGGTTTATGTTTATATATCTTTCGCTAGCTGTCCCCTAATAAGACAGCTTGCTGTTATTTTAGGTCTTTACCATCGACCGCAGGATCAAACTTTTCTGTTCTTTCCTACGATACGTCTCCTACTAGACGGGATTATGCATGAATATGCAATACACACAATAATGAATCTTACACAGGATGCGATACCTTGGGGGTATGAACAACCACATTGAAATACCTCCTATAAGGCTATTAGAGACTATCCTAAGATTCCCCCACCCGAGGGTAGGGGGAACCTGTAGGAATGGCTCTAATGAGCTTATAACATGTCTCTGAATACTTCCCAACCCTTGTTAGGAATGTTCTCAGCTGGTGCAGAGAAGAGATCGGGTAGACGTACTCTACCAAATTCATCTCCTTGCATTACGTTATATCCTCCCTGTAGGATTTGGCGAATAAGACTGCCTAGGTATTGGTAGGAGCCAAGCATTGGCATACCAGTCATTAGACGTAGGGTTACGTCTATTGGCTTTTCCTGGGCTTCTTCCCATATCCACTTATCGTCTTCCTTCTGACGGGCTAGACTGTAGGTAAGGGCTTCCATGATCATTATGCCAGCTAGGTGCTTACCGTAGTTGGCAGTGGAGTATCTGCGTCTACGTCCGATCTCCTGTACAGAGTGGCTGAGTAGGAACTGCATGAATACGCCAAATGCCTTGGCATAGGCTGATTGGTTGATTCGTAGATCCAGCAGGGTTGGATCTGTGTTTGTCTGACGGCTTGTGGTATTGATGTAGGCACCCATTCTGTTGATGGCTTCGATTCTTTCTGGAGAATCTCCTGCCCACAGGAATAGCTTCTGTACGTCCAGAAGACCGTCTGTATAGTTTGCTGTATCCTTGCTGGCTTCGATCATTACCTCAATCATCTTGGGGTCTAGAAGACCAGCGGTGCTTAGGTCAAGGGCTTCCTTGCTGGATAGACCGCATTCCTTGGCAAGACGGGCAAAGCTTCCAAGGTTTATCTCCTTGTTGCTTTCCAGCTTCTTTGCCAGCTCCATGAACTTGGGTGCATTGGTCGTTAGGTTTCTCTGTGCATTCCACACGTGAAGCGTGGTTGTCACGTCGTTTACCCAAGCGAGTGGTGCTCCCAGTCTGCTTGCAACTATTCCCAGCCTGTTCAATCCTCTGTTGACAATGTTAGTCTCAGTGGCATTGATGTCGGATACGGCTCTCCATTCCTCAGCCCATCTCTTGAACCAACCGCTTTGGCGGGATCCAAGCATGGCACCTCCGAATGGATTCTCTGGATTCATTTCAGACCTGGCAAGAAGGTGATCGCTTGTCAGGTTTCTAAGCCAGTGGGTTGCACTGGTTACTTCTTGAATCGTCTGACGCTTGTTCTTGCTGAACATCTTTAGGGTCTGTATTAGGTTTGGAACTACCTGAACAAGCATTCCCTTGTTGTGGTTGCTTGCCAGAACGGCTCTACCTACTTCACCCACAGATGACAGGGCGGCTCTTATACCGCCAAGAACAAGAACGGGTACACGTGCATTGGAAGCCAACGCCTCGTAGTACTTGTCAAGTCCGTCCTTTGATCGGATCATCTTTCCAGTGTTCTGTTCCCAGATATCGCTTAGTCTGTTGAATCCGCGTGTTCTGGATTCCTGTTCTTTCTGAGACAGGTTTGCCTTGTCCTGGGATTCCTCTCCAAACTTTCTTAGGACGTTTACAAGATCGTTCCATGACATCTTCACTCCGAAGTACTCTGAGATGTATTTTGTCATGGTGGCTTCCGTAAGCTGCGACCGAACCTGTTGGTAGATCAGATCGTAGATGTCCTTCTGGAAATACTTGGCTAGTTCTGGATTGCTTGCAATGTCGGTGTGTGACAGGATTCTTTCCTCGGAATAGTTTCTTCCGCTTCCTACCGACTCCGACCTTGGCTTTCCAGTCTTGTCATCGCCGTCTTCGATTCCAAGGTATCTATCCTTGGCTATCGTCATTGACTGGGCGATTGCACTGTAGTTTACACCGCGTCTTGAGTAGAGACGTTTGAACGACTCAAGGTAGTCCTCGTTGCTTGTCAGTGCCTTGTTGTACTTGGCAAGCTGGTCTTCCTTGATATACTTGATGGAATCCTTTCCAAACAGCTTCTTCGTCTCCTTGTTCCACTGGTATTCCTTTTTCTCAAGATTCAGTGGAGCATCGTCAAGAATAGTGACGGATACGATCTCGTCGGTAGCACCTGGGTTTCGGTTTATCTTTACCCAGCCAAGTGCCTCGGCGGTGATAACGGAGATCTCCTTATTGTCTATCGTCTTTCGAACTGCGTTCTTTGTAAGCGCGTCTACAAATCCCTGCTGGTCCCTGAACGCAAGGTTATTCACCTTGTGAATGGTACCGTACTCGGTGGGATTCATTGGGTCCATCAAGTTACCATACTTGTTCAGCACATCGGCTGAAAGAGTATTGTGCTTGTGCACTGCCTGAATAAGCTCCACGATGAGATCCCTATGGGGAACATCCTCTGGAAGTTGATCAAGTCTGGACAGATAGGACCATGCGGTATCGTTCAGCTGACGAAGTCCAGCTTCGTTTGTCACACGTGACGCGATCTTGTTCTTCACTGATAGAAGACCAGATCTGCTGAATGTGTTGTTAAGTTCTGCATTGAGCTTGTCAACAGAGAACAATCTAAACGTGTTCTGAAGCTCTCCATCACGAAGATCCATGGATGGATCCAGGATCTTGCTTAGGAACTGCAGGGATATCGAAGTGCTGTCAGCAGTATCGCCATACATGGCAGCACCACCAATAAGGGAGTTTGCACCCTTTCCAACGACACTGTCGGACAACGCTGAGAATACGCCAGCCGTCTTGTTTCGCATGCCGATCTCTTCTGAGATCTTTGGCATCATAACATCAAGAACAAAGGTTCTTCTCTCGTCTTCGTCCAGATCCCTGTAGGACTTTCCTCTGAACTTTGCCACGGTATCTGCACTAGTTTTCTTCCCTTCACCAACAAAACGATCCATGAAGTGACTCATGTCAACTCCACTGTAGGCATCGTTTCCGCTGATCAAGTCATGTATAACCTTAAGGTCATCTGGTTCAGTTTCCTCATGCAGACCCATTCCAATTAGATTTCTTCTTCTCACCGCAGCCGAATCAACAAGGCTTGAAAGCTCTGCTTCAATCTCTCTAGCGTCTGCGCCAGCTGCCTTGGCAGAAGCAATAAGATCCCTGATCTGATCTTCAGCTCTCTTCTGGTTGAGAATTCGCATTGGACCTGGGGTCTTATCAAACTCAACCGCTTCGGGAGACTTCATAATGTTTAGGTCAGATCTGATTGTCCACTGGGTATGTGGAATAACTTCTGTACCCAAAGTGGTATAGTCAAGAAGATTTGTTACCTTTACGGCAAGAATCGTGTCATCCTTGTATTTACCACTTACTTGTGTTTCCTTGGAAAGTTCGTCAATGCTCATTGAAGAACGACCATTGATAAACTTAACAACTTTCATCTCATCCCAGCCAAATTTCAACAAGCTTTCTTTAATATATCTTATAGGAATTCCACTCCATGAAACAGGATATTCAGGTTCAACAACAAGAATATTTTTTTCATCCGCTCTTAGGTATGCTGTTACAATTGGGAATGACTTTTCATAGTCTCTAGCAACTCTTGAATCTTCTCCCCAGAATCTAATACCACGGTCTGTAGTTCCCTCTACAAGATCCTTTGCAACCGTTTCTCCGTGTCCTCTGTGAAACAGGATTGGTATTCCAAGGTCGTTAGTAACCAATAGATTCTTTCCATTCTCGTCAAAGAAGAAGTCCCTAAACTTTTCTTTTCGTTGTTCTCTGGAAAGCTTATCAGGAGAAAGGTCTTGCTTAATCTTGGCAATTACATCAAAAGCTTCCTTACGCATGAACTCATCGCCAAGTTGTCTTGTATCTAGAAGCTTTGAAATAATAGGTCTGGCATCGTTCCAGTTTTTTACTTCAAACTTCTTTATTGCCTCCCTAATCTTATACAAGCTAACTTCTGTATGATTTCCCGTGTTTGTATTTGCACGGTACCAAGATTCTATTTCGCTAGAACTTGTCTTTGGTGTCGTTGAAATAACATAACGAGACATGACAGCGTTTACAATATCTCTTGGCGTAATCTGCGATGGATTTTCTTCCTTTATCTTTTGGATAATTGGAACCATTACATCCGCAGTCGTATTAAACAGAGAGATCAAACCATGTACTATCTTGTTTTCCTTAGGGGTAAACGATTCCAATAGCAATGGTAGAGAGGGATCCTGACCTAGAACCTTGGCTTGTTTATAGAACTCTTCAGCAGTTAACCCTGTTTCAATTTTCTTCAGCGTTCCAACGGTTGGTTCAAACATGGCCTGTATTGCAGACGCAGCTGCAAATGCTTTTTGAAAAGCATTTTCAGAAACTACAGAAGGCTTTATAGCACTAAGATTTGCATCCTCTACTGCTACTATAGAACTAGCCTTTTGATCAATTACCTTCTTCAACGAACTAGCTGATATCGTAAACTGGAGACTTAAAGCATTAGCTAAAGTATTAAAATCATCTGAAGTAAATTCTCCAGATTCGTTT